TTATTTGGTCGGTGCGACGACCTCGCCCAGGCGTCGATAGACTCGCTGGGTGATGGCCTCCTTGGTATGCCCCAGCAGTCTGCTGGCATGGCCGAGGTCCTCGATCTCTGTTGCCGCTTTCGGGCGGATGTCCCTGAACTGGAATTGCCGGATCTGACCGGCCAGCGGGACGTCGCCTTTCTCCTCGGCTGCCTTCGCAGCTGCCTCTCGCGCCTCATCCCATCGGTTCCTCAACATCGCCGCACTCATGCGCAAGCCGGTCGCGTTGGTGATCAGCGTCGAGGTCCGGATCCCCGCCAGGGCGCGCCGCTCCATCAATCCTTCCAAGAACACTCCTAGGCCTGTCGCCACCTCACCATCTCGAAGCCGGATCCGGAGCCGCTTGTCCGTCTTGTTCTGGCCTACGAGCAGGTAGCCGCCAGCAATATCGGTGGTCGCCATCTTGATCGTGTCGGCTGGGCGCTGGCCGGTCAGATAAGCTAGCTCCATGGCATCCCGCAGCTCAGGCGGAGCCGTCTGGTATACGGCGGCCCACACCTGCTCGCCAGCGTAGTAGTCGCGGACCTTCTCCTTGTTCCGGCGGACCCTGGTGCAGGGGTTCTCCTTTTCCGTGAGGCCCCATTCCCTCGCGATGTTCCAGACATGAGAGAGCAGGGCGATCTCGCGGTTGCCCCGAGTCTTCGCCGTCCTAGCGTCCCGATACTGGGCGACGACCTGGGGCGTGATAGCGGCGATGGGGGCCTGGTCGAAGGCCTTACGCAGCTGCTTCATCTCGGCGCGGTTGTCGTGCTGGGTCCGCGGCGACTTCGTTGGAATGATCTCCCGTTCGTACCGATCAAAAACGGCGCCCATCAGCCGCATCAGCTTCGGCTGCGTTTGGCGCTCTAGGCGAGCCCACTCGACACGGGCTTCGTCTAGGTCGGAGCCAAGCGGGATCTCCTTGCGGTTACCCTGCTCGTCCCGGCCGTTGTAGTAGTAGCCAATCCAGACCTTTCCGGACTTCAGTGTCCGTTCGCGCTTCACCATCCGCGGTGGTAGGGCGCGGTTCCCTGCTTTCTTTGGACGCATGTCAACTCACTTTCGATAAATCCAGAGCCCAGGTTTCAGTCGCGGCATTCGCAGCGTTCGGTCTGACGCCGGCCAGCTTCAGCCGGGCATAGACGCGGCCAACGACGGGTCGGCCTGCAGCATTGATCTCGTAGCGCCAGCCGTGGGAGTCGAGCCATGCACGCTGGGCGCGGGCCTGCTTCCGGCCGATCATGGTGGCCAGCTCCTGGCCGTCGAGGAATTCGGATACTTCGGGCATAGGGAGTCCTTCGCCGGCCGGCGGCCAGCGGTGCGGGATGGTGGGGAAAGATCGCTACGCCCAGGGCGGCGTATGATCAAGGAAACGCTATGGAGCGCTCGACATGAAGAAGATATTCAGCAACCCACTGTTCCTTGCAGGACTGCCGCTTCTGGTATGCGGCATCGCTTTTGGTGAAAGCGATTCGTCGGGCTATTCAGCCGTTGCTGCAGGGTTCTTCATTCCAGGGCTGGCGCTGATTGCGTGCGGTATCGCCGCGGCACGGAAGCAATAGCGCTAGTTGAGGTATGTCGCCTTGTAGTAGCTGACTACCTGTGGGGTGCAGACTACCAGCCTGGCGCTCTGGACCCCTGGCAGGTCCTGCTCCGGCAGCGTCAGCACCTGGCGCCTGGTCTGGCTCACCCTCGCTGAGGGCTTGATCAGGTCCTCGCCGCGCTTCTTGGCTCGGTTATACCGCTAGCGCAGCGCCTCGTAGGCGACGCCATATCGGTCGGAGACTTCGCGCAGCGTGAGCCGCTCGCCGCGCACCAGGGTTGTGATGGGTTGCCGAGCCATGTCAGAGCCCTCGGTAGTTTCGAGTGGCGGAGGATTGGAGCGCAGGCACGCGCAGGAGCCGACGCGGTGGCCGCTGGTTCGGCAGTAGATCGAGGCATTCATAAGGTCCATTCCTCTGCCAGGAAGTCCATGACGGAATGGATGAAGGCTATGGCTGCTTCCTCGTTGGTCGCGTTGCTGTAGGCGCGTAGGCGTGCCCTCGGGCGTGAGCCAATAAGTTAGAAGGAATGTGCCGGGTTCAGCTGGCCGGAAATTGCTATGGCACTATTCAAGCCAGTCGACGTTTCGCTAGGCGCCGGCAGTCGGACCGAAGGAGACAGATCCAAAGTGTCTACAGTCGTAGCGTCTGAACCGTCGTCTAGATCACTTATGGTGCGCTCCAGTTAGAAAACTGACATAAAGCGGATATCCACCGTAATGCGCAAATACACCCAACAGCTTGACTGCTCAAGAAAGGTTATCAGTACGGCAAGACTTATTCTCTAAAAATCTAGCGCTGTATTTTTTCAGTGTTAAATTAGGTTTTGCTGTAAAGAGAAGTCGAACGGAGATGACTAAAATGGGTATATGTGAGGATGCAAAAAAACAGGCGTTGGATAAGGTTGCGGCCGCCTATGATCCTGCATTGAAGGATCTTGGTATTGTTATACATAATATGGAGGAAAAAGGGCTAGATCCAACGCGCTTCTATGATGCGAAAAATGACCAGGTTATCAATCTGGTCGGTATGGCCAAAGATCTCGCGGACTTAAAGTTAAGTCAAGAAGCAGAGATAGGAGAAAAGGTAAAAAACGAATGCAACGATAGTATTGAATTTCTCCAGGTGCTGATGGATTCCGTTGTTGCGAAATATACAGCTGGGCTGTCTACGATTCTACCAAAGCATATGACGCACATTGATGTCGGAGAAATTCTCGGTGGAAAGCCATTGGGTGGAGATAATAGTATTTTCAATGTCGTAAGGGAGCAATTGTTTACGGCTCTTGGTCTTGGCGAAAACAATGATTTGAGGAAGTTTGTCCAAGACCCGGTGGCTAATGCTAAGTCTGCCGTAAATGATACGTTGAAGAAATGGGGAATCCCGGTTCGTTTGTAGGAAAAGTGGGGTATCTCGATGGGTCGTAATAATAGTCTCGGGTAGTAGTTAGCAGTTATCCGAGATCGAAATTCCCTTCCGCTCCTCTCACCGCTTCTGTTCTTCCCCTAGCATTTATAATTTCGTCTAGCGTCCATATTTTCTATATCCTCTCGATCATGCTCTAGTCCGCTAGCCTCATCTGCTGTTTACCCATATCAGGTATGCGCTGGTACCGGGCGCCGGCTTCTTCTTAGCGTGCGACCGCAGCGTTTTCTGGATCCGTTGATCGCCGGTCCAGAGTGCCAAAGTGTGAGGGTTGTGGTTTACCTTGGCGTGCGCCGGAAATGTGAATGTATTCTGCGCCTTTAACGTCTCCAGCGTTTGGCAAGCAGCTTGATATAGCGTCGACTGTAGATGGTCTTCGTCACATGGGTTTCACCACCAGCGGGCTAAATCAACGCCTTACTTGCCCTGGCCTCCATGCGTAGCCAGTCGGCGTCGCCCAGTCCAGCGCCATCAACTCTGGTGCGCATTCTGGTCCATTAGGGCGAATTGAATCACGACCACCTGCTACTATCGTTGCGTGATCTAGGATTGCACCGCCTGTCCTTCCGTGCAGAGGCGGCCGTCCTGCCCTTCCTGAACGGCACAGAAATACCGCCTTGCAGCTCTGTTTTATTTTCTTGGGTATAGCATGCGACGAGGGGATGGCGGTGCTATACCTTCAGCTCAACCCGCAAAGGAGTGAGCAAAATGGATGTGGACAGACCATGGCCGCTAAAACCGGTGATCGATGGGGTGGAGTACCTAGTCATCTTTAAGTGGCCTAGCCCTGCCCATGACGCACCCAATAAGGTGGCCGTGTGGCAAGGAGATACGTTGCTCTACAGCGCAGATATCCAGGCCGCTAGCCAGGTGGAAGCGGAACAGATCGCCGTGCTTGACCTGCAGGAGTTCCTGAAGCGAAGCGCTTGATTAAGCGGCTGTCGTGTCGTGGTTCGGGTCCATCTGTACGGCGAAGACCTCAGTCCCCGCACATGCAATCGGCAAGGTCTTCCTGTTTGCTGAAGTCAAAGTCCAATGGCATCTGGCGGCCAATCTGCTCAGCCATCCATGCCATGGCCTTGTAGTTCGGCCGGTCTCGTCGGAAGACTTGGCCAGAGCGCTCCTCGGCCTCGATCCACCACCTGGCGCTCTCTGGGTTCTCGACGATGGCGCGGAGGATCTTGTCCGGTGACTTCAGGAAGCAGAGATCGCAATTGCCAAGATCGGAATCGATACCCAGGTCGAACAGTTGGCAGGCCCAGAAGTTGTTCACGTCCGCCTTCAGCACGCCCGCCTGGAACATCGGGGTGACGTTCTCCCAGCGGTTACCGCCTTTCTCGTTGGCTGCCATCATCCGGTGGTAGCGCCGCGGCTCGTCTGCCCTTATGCCGATTATCGCGTCCCAGTGATCCAGGCCGAGCACATCACGCATGTACCAGGTGCTAGCCTTGATCTTCATCCGGTCTGTGCACATCCGGTTGACCGGGTTGGGCAGGATGGGCGGCTCGCCTTTCTCCGCGCGCCGCAGGTTGGCGTAGTAGGCCAGCATGGCGTCGAAAGGCTCGCCCTCGCGGCTTGCCATCTCGTAGCTGACGACCTTCCAGCTCAGGCCCTGTCCGTAGACGCCGTCGAACTCCAGCCAGGTGATCGGCACATTCCAGTGCCGATGGCACTCGTGTATGAAGTCCAGCGTCTCTGGCCGCTCCTTGCCGGTGTTCTGGAAGGTCACGTGAACTCCCTCGGGTAGCTGGCCACCGTGCGCTTCGAGAATGTGATAGAGCATGTAGCCAGACGAGCGGCCGCCGCTAAAGCCGATCTGCGCCGGCCCGGTGATTTGATAGGTGTTCATGATCAATACTCTGTCGGCACGCCAAATCGCGTGAGGGGAGGGGTGTCCGAATTCAGGTGGCTAGGTTATAAACATCTCTTGGTCGCTTAATTTGAAAACAACCAAGGAAAGGGAATTTAATTGAAAAAGTATTTATATCTCACGGAAGTGTCTTGGGCAGATGCTTGGGTCGGGGGTGGGAAAGTACCTGTCTCTATGGCAAGCAAATACAAGCGTGAAGATAGAACGACAATATATACCCCAGATGAAAATCTAATCCATGATTCTCCGGTGGATCTAAAATCCCTTCATCCGTTCATATCAATAGAAGGAAATGTTAAGAACCTGAGTATCACCAACAGCACCTTCAACGGTAAGCGAGTCCCTGATATAGTTAATGCTAGTTACTATGTGGAGGATGGTGGAGTGCTTTCCTTTTGCGACGTGTTCTCTCCAGAGATAGCTCAACGGTTCGAAAAGTCAGCCTGTGTTGAAATAGGCGACGTAATCAAGCTCAAGCGTTGGCTCGACAAACGACTTGGCTTAAAATCTATCGCAGCCTCTTGCGAATATACACTTGACCATCGGCGCAGCCATTTTTTAAAACATGATGCTGATTCTTGGCAGCAGGAGTACCGTTTGTTTTGGAAGGGTATGTCTGCTGAGCGTTGGGTTCAGTTGTTTCCCGGCGCAGGTAAACTGATATGGGTAAAAAAGTGAGCGGCTTAGGTAAATATTGCTTTTAGCCTCAAGCCGCCCCGCGGCACTGATCAAGGTGTACCCATGCACCGGTGACGTCGTAGATGTGCGCCACCTGCTCCTCGCTGAGGGAGACGCCGCAGGGGTTGGCTATCCAGGCGCTGCCGATCAGGTGCCGTCTGTTGCAGGTGTCCATCAGGGCCCGATATTGCTCCTCGATTACCTCGGTGAGCTGGCCGGCCACGTGGATCCCTGGTGTCGCGATCTCGCTGGACTTGATGTAGTGCAGGCCGTTCTGGTCGATGCAGAAGGCGCTGAAGTAGATGACCCAGCGGTGGGCGATGTCGCAGACGGCGTTGGCCAGGGCCACCCTATGGCGGATCGGCTTGCCGGTCTTCAGGTGCACCAGGAACTGGCCGCCGTGGGGATCGATGTTGATCACCCCGACGTAGTTGCTGCTCAGCAGGGCGCGGCTGGCGCGCTCAACCCGCGCGCGAGTGTTGTTCGGCTTGCGAGGCTTCTTCATGAGGGCGCTCCGGCGTCTGCAGCAGGTCGGGGAAGGTGGCAGCATGCTCATCGGCTGCTCGCTTCTTGGATCGGGACTTAGCAGCGATACCCCGCACCCGGGGCACGCTGCTATTGAACTCGGCCGCCCGGGTCGGCTCACGCGGGGCCAGGTAGGGCAGGGCGGCGATGCTGCCGCCGGCGGCCAGGTACTGCTCGACGGCCTGGCCCAGGCTAGCGCGCTGCGGCTCCCGCGCCCGGATGTCGTGCACGAAGTCGGGGATCATGCGGACAGCTCCCCTTCAGTGCGCAGCAGGTTGTCCGCGGTGCGCCAGGCGGGCACCTTCTGGTCGGCCTTGCGGTAGTAGTGGACCCAGGTGCCGTTGGCGCGGCGCTCGGCGCGATAGGGCCAGCACTCGAAGCCCAGCATGCGGGCACGCGAAATCACTGCCGCCGGGCTACGCCCGATGATAGGTAGGGTGATCATGATGATGGTCTCGGGATGGCGCCGAACGGCGCGGGGGTAGAGCGGGAGGGGAATGCCCCGTGACGTGGGGCGCTCGGTCCGGTCCTCGGAGCTAACTTCCGATACCGAACTGCCGGTGATGCCCTCCGCCGGCTGGGGTCCGAGTTGCTGTTGGGAAGCGCCGCTCGGCCGGCTGCAGCGATCCGCGACTGGGAGTAGGCGCCCAGCGCAGAGGGCAACTTTTTCAGAATGGACCGCTTCGCTGATTCTGCAAGCGAAGCGGCGTTTGACGATGCAGTGCCAGTGCCTGTTGTGTGCTAACTGGCGCGACTCCGTCTTCCTGCATCGGGGAGCGTCATGGTTTTCCTACGGCACCCACGTACTGAGGCTGAGTCCGACCGGCTTCCATGGGGAGGGTGGCGAGCCACCACCATGACGCTCTCCGATACAGTCCCCGTGACGTGGGGAATACGGCCTGGCCCTCGGCGGAGGCAGAAGCTGGTGAACCGATGCCAGGCTGCCGGTGATGTGCGCTCCGCCGGCTGGCGCTCCTGGGTATCCGCCGGGGCGGCCCGCCAGGTCGGGGCTAGATCAGGTGGAGCGGGGCGGGGTGACCATTTCCGCGAAACGTGACATGTCACGTTGGGCGATCTGGTCGGCATGGTGGATCAGCAGCGTCAGCACCTCGGCCCGCTGCTCGAATCCACCGGCGGCGCAGATCCGGTCCAGCGCCTCGGCGGTGCGCTGGTACATCTCGAACGGCATCACCTGGTGACCCAGGGCGGCCAGGCGCTCGGCCTCGCGCTTTCGCTGGTCGGCCTTCCGCTCGGCGGCGGTCTTCGGTGTGGTCATGCGTAGATCTCCGGGGCTTCAGCGCGACGCATCATCCGAACCTGGGCGGTGCGGCGCTCCGGCGCGCGGCGGTCGCGGCGCATCGGGTCTTCGTCGAGGGCGGCATGGGCAACCACCAGAGCGGCCAGTGCCAAGCACAGCGGGCTGATGATCTGGCGCTTCATGGCCTCGGCCACCAGCTGCGGGGCGCGTTGCACGCCCAGCTTGAACATCGCGCTGCTGACCCGCTTGGTGACGGTCATGGGTGCGATCGCCATGTCGCGGGCGATCTGCTTGTGGGTCAGGCCGCAGGCCAAGCCCAGAACGCATTCCAATTCCCTTGGAGCCAGGCCCTTGCCCAGCAGGCCTTTCCATTCGCCTACAACGATCATGATGGGGATCCTTTACGCCGCGACGGCGTACTGCTTAAGGAGGTCTTCGAAGTCCCGGAGCATCCGGTGGTAGAGGTGCTGCGTGGGTACCGTCTCGGCCGAGCTGATTTCCCGGCGGCACACCTGGGCCAGGTGCTCGACATGCGGCAGGATGTCCCGTTGCCGGGTGTAAGGCGTGGCCGACTCGATCTCTTCGCGCAGCCACGCAACGTAGGGTTTGCTCATGCCAGCTTCCTCTGCAGGCGAATGCCGCGGGAGACACCCGGCAGCAGCTTCAGGAATCCTTTCTTCTCCAGCGCCAGCAGGTGCTCGTGGGCGCCGTTGTGGGAGGTGATACCCAGGGCCTTGGCCAGCTCGGCCCGGGTGGGCGGCATCTCGTGCTGCTGGATGAAGGCCTCGACCGCCTCCAGCACCTGCCGCTGTCGCGGCGTCAGCTTCTCGGCCATGGCGGCCTCCTGTTCGGGTGGCATCCCGTCTGGCCCTCGTGGGAAGGCCAGCCAGTGATGCTCAGTTGTCGAAGAAGAAGACGATCCGGTGGTTGTCGCCTTCGATGCCGTCGAAGCTATGGATGATTCGCTCGAGGCTGGCGCCAAGGTAGAAGGAGGCAGGAACGTCGAATTCAAAGCGTTCCCAGGACTCTTGGTTGCTCCACTGGGCGTAGGGGAAAAGCAGATCCCAGTCGGCATTGCCTGACTCGATGCTGGCCCGCAAAGCCACCAGTTGGTCCCTGTCCTTCATCCCTTCGACGTGGATGGTGACCGTCTGCAGGTGCTGCAGCATGGCCTTCAGTTCGAATAGGTACAGGTAGCTATGGCTGTGGCCATCCTCGCCGTAACGCTCGCATTCGGCTGCCAGCTCGGCACAGGCGTCGTATGGCCAGCCGCGTGGCTGGAACGAATATTCGTGTCGCTCGCGCACGCCTGCTGCCAGTAGGCCGAACAGCATGTAGTTGCGATCTGTGAAGCGATCCTGCCAACGAACTTCGACTCCCTTCTCGTCGTCGCCGTAGTCGAAGGCTGTCCACTTGTCGGCTGTGATCCATTTCCCTTCGACGTGTTTCTCTTTGTAGAGGTGGATGTCGCATCCCATCGTTGTGTCCTCGCGGTTGTCTTCCCGGCTGGCCCTGTTTCCAAGGCCAGCGAGGAAAACGTGATGCCTCCGTTACAGGCCACGGTGGGCTGGGCGCTTACTGCTCACTGAGCCGCTGTGCTGGTGGAGCGCCTTCATCTCAGGCATCCAGCAGGGAGAGGGTTCGTGCAGCTCGACGAATCGAACTGGCCTGGTGCCAGAGCCAGGCATGGGGCGGGGCTCACCCGCAGATCAGCAGTCGTTTTTAGCCACCGTCGCTCAGGCCAAGGCCTGTCGGGACTGCGGTGGGATCGTGGTTTTTAAAGAGCAGGGCGGCTTTCGCTGCCGGGCAGGTTGTGGCCTACCGATGAATCAAATATAGGAATACCCGTAAGTCGAGTCAATGGGTGTTCCCATATTTTTTTATAGGCGAAACGGTTGAAAGGCGAAGCGGCATCGAATACTGTCTATTCATACAGTATACTTGTGAAGGAGGTCACAGCATGTCCAAGCCCGCCAAACCGACAATGTCCGCCCAGGAACGACTGTCGATCCGCATCTCGAACATGATCACGTCACCCAAGGCTCAGCTCGAGCGACGGGTGAGGGTGCATCAGCTCGATACCGATCCAGACGATGTATGGGAGCTGGTGCTGGAGTGCCTGGCGGAATCGGCCGAGCTGGACGTGACCTTCGAGGACGACGGCGATGTGACGATCCGGTGGGAGCCGGATTCGCGAGAGGTAACGGATGAGGGCGAGGTGAGCGTGGAGCAGATCAACTGCTGACCCGCTGAATGGAACAGCCCAGGGCGCTGCGATAAGTATCATGGCGCCTGCATCAGATCAGGAGACAACGCATGTCCTACAACCTCGCCGACTTGCCCATGGATGAGCGCCGGGCCATGGAAGAGCACAAGGCCGAACTCTTCGAGTTCTGGAAGGCGAACAAGGACCGCAGCTACGGGGATGCCGCGCGGATCTTCGGAGCCAAGGAGAAGAAGGGGAAGGGCTGGCGCGCCTGGGCCGACTTGGAACTGGCCGGCATGGAGCCCCAGCAGTACCGCGACATGGTCCGCAGCGAGATGAACCGGCTACAGAGCGGGAAGCCCCGAGAGTAGCATGCTAGAGATGTTTGCCGTCCGTCGACTGGCTGTTATGTCAACCGATTTGAGTGGACAAAAGGTGGACAAATATAACCAGAGGTGATTATATAAACAGGCAGGCAAGCGCGAGATAAACCTAGGCCATGTGTATTCATGGCAGCCCGAATGGGTGGGATCCTAGGTCTCGGGGTCTGCACAAATTCTGAAACCCCGCCAAGCGCGGGGTTTTTTTATGGGCTAGAAGAAGACAGGATCCGAATCGCCTCTACTGCATCCGGATCCTTGACTGCATCATTTGGCCAGACCTTCAGGCCATGACCGGTCACCATCCCTCTGTGCTTGTAAGCGATGCCCCTGAGCCGCCTCAAGTAGCCTGTCTCGGTGAGGTTGTGCCTGTTGTGATGCAAAGCGGAAAAAGTTGAGCTCGCGACGATGTCCGCCACCTGCAACCCCATGAGCTTCTTGTGCTGCTCAGCCTTAATGAGCGCGCAGTCCACAACAGACCAGTCGATCCGTACGTCCATTGTGCCGGTGGTGCTAGCCTTCAGCAGCGTGCCGAGATATGCACGCAGCTCGTCATAACTCATACCCGCGCGGTTGGAGAAGATTATTTCTGCCTTATCTGCAGGATCTCTGCGCGTATCCCGACAGAGCCATGAAACTCTCTCGAGCAGATATCGGGTTGCGTAGAAATACAGTCTATAGCGCTCAATGAACGTCTCAGGTGCAGCGATTGCTGGCTTGTAGATTGCAACCGACACTGTTCGGAAACGGCGCTGGCCTACCAGCTCTGCGCAAAGTGATTTCTGCTCATGCTTCATCTCGCGGCAGTGAACACTGAAGCTCCGATCCTTGCCGAGACGCTTTCTTATCTCGTCGATAACCGAGACCTGCTCCATCTCGTTCTCGGTTCGAACGATCACTGCGCTGATCACAAACCAAAGTGAGCTCCAGCCGTGCCCGCCGCCCGGTTCAAACTTGAACCCTTCGTCCCCCGACTCATCGATGAAAACCCTGAATCCAACCCCGGCCTTTGCCATCCCGCCTCCTAACTCACTATCTTGCCGCGCCGTAGACTACCGCAGCCAAGAAACAGGCCAGGATGTACCAGGCGATTATTCTGGCGCCATTGCGGCCATGCCAGACGTCCATCCAGAACCTGATCGCACTCATTGGGGCTTCCAGTGCCAGTGGAGTCAGACGCGATGCGCATTCCAAACCAACAAGATACGCCCGCGGATGTAGATGTCTTCCTTCCTCACCTGGCGGTCCTTGTGCTTCTCGTTGTCCGAGATCACCTCGAATCGCTCAGCATCGGCCAGCTGCAGCCGCTTGATGAACAGGTACTCTCCCTCATTGAAAAGGTAGATCCCGTCGCCGGTGTACTCGGTGGTGCTGACATCGATCAGCAGCGGATCCTTATCCTGGATCGTCGGCGCCATTGACTGGCCCCAGCCGGTGATCAGCTTCAGGTGATACGGGCTTTCGTAGTCCACGCCCAGGCGGCGCAGGTGCTCCTGGCTCACCGTCACGTCCTGCAGCAGCTCGACATAGTCGGCCGGGATCTGGCCGCCGCCCATCGCCGCGCGCACGTCATAGTGGGGGATACGGATCTCGTCGCCCACGGCACCAGGCCGGGAAAAGTCTGCGGTGATCACGTTGCCGCGCTCGGCAGTGACCACTGGCTGGTCCTCGGCCGCGGCCTGGATACGCTGGCGAGCCTCTTCGGATAGCCCCTTGCCGTGCTTGCGCAACATCTCGCGAACGATGTCCGAAGAGCTCGCGCCCATGCTGGCAGCGGCTTCACCCAGTAGGCCCGAAATCATCTCGCCCTTGCCCTCGGCAAGCCACATCGTGTCCACGCCACAGGCGAGCGCGAGCTGAGCTACGAAAGCGGTCCCTTTGGACTTTCCGCGCTCTAGGTCTGAGATTGAGGTCTGGGTAAGGCCAGATGCTTTCGCGAGCTCTGCCTGATTGAGCTGAGCGTGCTTCCTGGCTGCCTTCAGGCGGTCCTTGAATTCCATCCGACGAGTATTACGGGCACGCCCATATCCTTGCAAATCGGCATTCCCATAATCTAGGATATGGGAATTCCCGTAAGGAGGGACAGCATGGACAACATCTTCCTGCGCCTGGTGAAGCACTTTGGCACCCAGGAGCTGACGGCCGAGGCCCTCGGAGTCGACCAAAGCACTGTGTCTGGATGGGTTCGCGGCAAGCACGGCATGTCTCCGGTGGTGGCCAAGCGCGCTGAGAAGCTCACCGGCGGTTCCTTCAGCAAGGAGCACCTGTGCCCCTCATTCCCCTGGTCAGCGTTCGCCGCCTGACCATGGATCCCATTATCCGCGTCATGGCCTTGCGCCAGCAGTCATGCGGAATAGCTGTGATTCCGTCCAGTACGTGAATCGCAGGCACAAAAAAGCCCGGCGGCAACCGGGCTTCTAGGTGAAACAGCTCTGCGAAGGAGCGAGGTGAATGATGCAACAGATCCTCAGTACCGGCAACACCCTGACTATGAGCAGCCGCGAGATAGCTGAACTGGTCGACAAGCAACACAAGGACGTCATCCGCGACATCCGCGTGATGCAGAAAGCCCTGGAAGAGGATGGCGCAGATTTGCGCCATCTCCGCGAGGAGAAGGACGGGCGCGGCTATACCAGCGCTTTCCACCTCGACAAGGACCTGACCGAGACCCTCGTCACCGGCTACAGCATCCCGCTGCGCCACAAGGTGATTCGCCGCTTGCACGAGCTGGAGCGCTGCGTCTCTCCGTCCCTATCCGTTGCTCCGCCGCAGTCCTTCGCCGCTGCGCTGCGTCTGGCCGCCGACCAGGCTGAGCTGCTCGAGCGCCAGCAGGCTGAGCTGGCCGAGGCCGCGCCGAAGGTTGAAGCCCTGGAGCGCATCGCCGGCTCCCGTGGCGCCATGTGCATCACCGACGCCGCCAAGCACCTGAAGGTGCAGCCGCGCCGCCTGTTCGACTGGCTGAAGGAGAACCGCTGGATCTACCAGCGCCCCGGCAGCAGCCACTGGGTCGGGTACCAGCCGCGCATTAAGTCCGGCTTCATCCTCCACAAGATCACCACCATCGGCGCCGACGAGCAGGGCGAACTCCGCGCTGCTACCCAGGTGCGCATCACTCCCAAGGGCCTCGCCAAGCTGGCCCTGCTCGTAGGGGAAGCACTGTGAAGCTGCAGGAACTGCTGGATCGCCCGATCGCCTTCCAGCGCGCATTCGTGGGCCTGGGCATCGGTATCACCGGCGCGCTGATGCTTTCCCAGGCCGTGTACTGGTCCACCCGTACCGACGACGCCGATGGCTGGTTCTACAAGACCATGGAGGAGTGGGAGGCCGAGACCGGCATGACCCGCTCCGAGCAGGAGAGCGCCCGGAAGAAGCTGGTGAAGGTCGGCGTGCTGGAGGAGATGAAGAAGGGCGTTCCGTGCCGCCTGTTCTACCGGGTCAGCCTGGACGCCATCGTCGCAAACTTGGATGCGGGAACCCTGAAATCCAGTATGCGGAAATCCCGCAATCCAGTTTGCAGGAATCCTGCAAACAAGGATGCAGGAAAGCCGCAGGCTAGCGTGCAGGTTTCCAGCAGCCAAGCCTGCGGAAATCCCGCAGACATTACAGAGAATACAGCAGAGATTACCTCAGAGATTACGGCAGAGAGCTTGCAGCCCGGGCCGGCGGCGCCGTCCCAGCCCGCCGTGCTGACGCTGGTCGCTGACCAAGGTCCTCGAGTCGCCATCCCTGAAGACATGCCCGGTCCCAAGGACCAGACCTGCAAGACGTTCAAGGCCTGGGCGAACTACGCCATGGCCTACCGCAAGCGCTACAACGCCTGGCCGGTGTGGAACGCCAAGGTCGCCGGGCAGGTTGGCCAGCTGGTTGACCGCCTGGGCGCCGACATCGCCCACCACGTCGCCGCCTACTTCGTCGGCATCAACGACTCCCGCCTGATCAACGGCTGCCATGGCCTGGGCGACCTGCTGGCGCGCGCCGAGGCCTACCACACCCAGTGGGCCACCAACCGCCAGATGAACGCGACCACTGCCCAGCAGCAGGAGCGCAAGCAAGCCAACCTGAACGCCGGCCAGGAGGCTGCCCAGCGCATCCTGAACCGCGAGGAGCGCCGCGCGAATGAATTCCTGTGATCGCTTGAGCGCTGACCAGGTCGCCCGGCTGGCCCTGGCCATCGTGGCCACCGCCGAGGTGCTGGGCCAGACCCTGACCGCCGACGCGGCCGAGCTGATGGCCGACGACCTGGCCGACTACCCGGCTGAAGCCGTAAGCGCCGCGCTGAAGGCCTGTCGCCGGCAGCTGGCCGGCAAGCTGACCTTGGCCGCCATCCTGGAGCGCGTCCAGTCCGCCGACGGGCGCCCGGGCAAGGACGAGGCCTGGAGCATCGGCCTGTCTTCCTCGGACGAGTTCGAAACCGTAGTGATGACGGAGGAGATCCGGCAGGCCATGGCCGCTGCCGCGCCGATCCTGAAGGTCGGCGACAAGGTCGGCGCCCGGATGGCCTTCCTGTCCACCTACGAGCGCCTCGTGCAGCAGGCAAGGGCCGCCGCGGTTCCTGTCAGCTGGAGCATCTCCGTCGGCTTCGACGCCCAGCGCCGCATCGCCGCGGTTGAGCAGGCAGAGCGCCTTGGGCGTGTCAGCCCTGCAATCGCCGCCGAACAGCGCCTGCTGCTGGGCCATGAGGCACCCACGAAGAACGGCCAAGCCATCGCCGGGCTGATCACTGGCAACGCCGTCCCGGCCACCGCTGACGTCCAGGCCCGCCTGGCAGTCATCCGCGACGACCTGGCCAAGAGCCGTCGCGAGAAGGAAGAGCGCCGCCAGCAGGCCGTCGTACAGGCAACCCAGGACCTCGACGACCGCCGCGCCCAGGCCCTGGCCGCCATCGAGCAGATGCGGAGAGTGAAGTCATGAAGTGGCAAGCCCAGGGCGAGTACCTCGTCATCAGCAACACCATCCCCGCCTACAAGGTGAGCAAGGTCTTCATCCGCGCCGAGGCCGAGTACCGCCCGAGCTTCTGCGGCGAGTTCATCAGCTTGTTCGTGCCGACCTTCGACGAAGCCAAGGCCATCTGCGAGCGGCACCACCAGATCATGGGCGAAGCCCAGGAGGCAGCATGAATCAGAACATCCAAGCAGGCGACCTGGCGCTGGTTGTCGGCGCTTTCCGGATCACCGAGAACATCGGGAAAACCGTTCGAGTTGAGGAGTTCTTGACCGAAGGCCAGGTGAGCCTTTGGGCCGATGAGGAAGGCCGGCCTGCCCGCAACGACTGTGGCGGTGGCGGTTGGCTGGTCAGCGCCAGCGGACTCGAGTATGGCTGCAAAGGGCGGAAAGGGTTCGCTCTCATCAATCCCAAACACCTGATGCCGCTTCGCGGTGACCTCTCTCCTTCGCGCCAGAAGGCGCAGCAGGTGCCGGCATGATCCTGCCTACCAAAGACCAGCTCGCTAAGAATCTTGATGAAGCCTACTTGCGCGGCTATCAGCTTGGTTTTGCGTGGGGGCATAACCAAATTCCGCAGGAGAAATACAAGGAGTTATCCCAGCGCGATCTTCTGCCGATTCTCCACCGCTCAAGCGGCGGGCATGACGATCATGGGCGGGAGGTAAAGCCATGATGTTCACCGAGCAAGAGGTGCTGGAAGAGCGCCGCCTGGCCTATGACCAGGGCTTCTGCCGCGGCTCGGGCATGCACCCCGACGTCCCGCGCACTGAGGGCTACCTCAACCTGCGGGAGCAGGACCTGGCCAAACCGGTGAAGCGCGAGCGCCGGGCCCCGCGCCCGCGCGCTGCTGGCGAGGTGTCGGAATGAAGGGCAAGAACCCCAGCGCCGCCGAGAAGCGCTTCCACACCGCCCTGGCCGCCCTGGGCTGCATCGCCTGCCGCCTGGATGGTCGCCTGAACCTTGTCGTGAGCATCCACCACATCGACGGCCGTACCCGGCCCGGCGCCCACCTTCGCGTGCTGCCGCTGTGTGCTGGCCACCACCAGGATGGAACCGGGATGCCTGGGCTGATCGCCGTCCACCCTTGGAAGCGCCGCTTCGAGGATCGCTACGGCAGACAGGACGAGCTGCTGCAGCGCTGCCATGGCCTGCTGGCTGAGCAGGGGGCCGCATGAGGCGCAGCAGCACGAAACCCCATCTTCGTTTCCACACTGGCCTCTGGTGGTGCTCAACCGCCTTGATGCCCGGCAAGGGCGAGTGGCGCATCGTCGTGCATTCGTCGCCCACGCTCGCCTATCTGGCCTGGAAGGAGGGCGCATGACCGCAATCGTTCTCCCATGGCCGCCGAGCAACAACACCTACTATCGCCGGGTCGGCGCCAAGACGCTGATCAGTGAGAAGGGGCGGCAGTACACCCGCGTCGTGACCCAGCTCTGCGCTGTGTCCAGGCTGGCCCGTAGGGAAGGCCGTCTGCAGGTAGTCATCACAGCCTGCCCGCCGGATCGTCGCCTGCGCGACCTGGACAACATGCTCAAGGGGCTGCTCGACGCCCTGACCCATGGCGGTGCCTGGGTCGACGACAGCCAGATCGATGACCTGCGCATTATCCGCGGCCCGGTGACTGCCGGCGGCGCGGTATCGGTAGAGATTGGGGAGATCCCGGCATGAACCACCCAGCACAAGACCTGGCCGCCCTGGCCCGGCAGATCCTCGGCCACTCGCTGGTCGTCTTCCTGAGCCACCACGACAAGGCCTACCAGGCCGCCCCGGGCAATGCCCGTGAGCTGATCGCCGAGATGGCCGCCTTGTCTGCCCAGCGCCTGGCCGCCGCGACGGATGAAGAGCTGCGCCGCCGCTGGCAGGTACTGGAAGAACAGCGGAGCCAGTGCTTCGTCCGGATCTCTGCCGCCCAGGGCCTGCGCTCGGGTCGCGGCCGTGGTGATCGGTTCAGGGCCTGGCGCGATACCAGCACCATCGACCGCGCCGCGGAAGAAAAGGCCCAGCGTGACATGTCACGTTTTCAAACCGAGAAGGACCTGATCACCGAGGAGATAGACCGGAGAGCCAATGCGCAAGAAGCACGGGCCTGACCTCAAGCGTGCCACGCCAGAGATCGATCGGTGCCCTGCATGCCGCTCCACCGGCGTGTACCAGGGCCTGAGCTACGAGATGGACTGCGCCACCTGCGAGGGAGCGGGCTGGGTGGTGGCTGGGACAGGGGAGGTGATTCCGGAGGATCGCCGCGCCCTGACCCTGTGCCGAAAGATCCGAGAGATGGAGCTCCAGAGCCGGGCGGTCGCAGCGCCGCCCAGAGAAGTTTGGAACAACCGTCGCGGCCCGCACGGCTCGCATCGCACCGGAGACTGACCATGCAGAGTTTCAGCAGTAGCAAGGTATCCACCCTGGTCCGCATCCTCCTCGCCGGTAGCGAGGGCAAGACCGCATCCGCCGCCTGGGTGGACGCTGACCAGGATGGAAGAGGGGGCTTCGGCGGCCTGTCGCGCCAGGAGCGCTTCGAGCTGGACTGCGAGTATCGCGCCTACCTGCGCAAGCACCTGAAGGAGCGCCACTGGGATGCGCTGATCGCCCGCTACACCGTCGAGCCAGCGGACCGCGCGCCGGCCATCAAGCGCCTGGCCCGGATCATCGCCACTCCGGCGCACAGCCACTTCAAGTCCTACGCGGTCCTGGCCTGGGCCATACCGCAGCGCGCCGGCGTCGAGGGCAAGCGCTCCACCATCGTGCTGCGCGAGGACATCTACGACATGGCGCGCTGGGACAACAACCAGGGCACCTCCGAGCGCACCATGCGTCGCTGGCGGGGCTATATTCACGAGATGCTAAACGAGACCCTGGATTTGGCGATTGCTGCTGCGATTCACCTACTGGAAGGTCAGGAATTGTTCGAAAGAGAAGTTGCTTGACAGGATTGGCCGTTTGGCCGAACATTTCCCTATCTTGCCGATCCTGCGAATGATGAAGATGCAGCGGCACACAAGCCCAGCCACCGTGCTGGGCTTTTAGTTTTGGTATCAACCAGCTGGAAAAGCCTTGTCGTTCTATCCGAAATCTGAAGTCAGAACCGTACAGCTAAGGCCTGCTGTCGATGCAGTTTCACGCGCGTTTACATTGATATCGAGCCGACGACGGCTGAGGCTGAGCTTCAGCTCTTAATCGATTATGTAAGTCGCAAGCAATCTTGCTCATTGAGCAGATATCCAAGATTGCGAAAGCTGGTCCTTCATAGGTGGCGGTACTGCCGGTGACGCATTCCCAGATCGTGAGAACGCGCCAATCCGAACGCGCTTTGCTTCGCTCCAATCTGATCTCGAAGCTATCAGGAAAAAAAGTCCGCAGGTAGGCTAATAGCTCTAGCCTTCTTGGAAGGTCATTCATCTCCAATTCTCTCGCTAGATCCTTACTCGTGAGTCTTGCACCCGGCCTAACGGTTCGCACAAGCGTAAGCCTTGCGGTGTCCGTAGAATTGGGCACCAATCCGCTTCATTGCTAGCTATGTCCAGCTAACAGACCGCCGGTGATAGTGGCCACTGAACGACGCGTACTGTCTGCCTTCCCATGCGTTGCCCATACCGCAATCATGAGATGAGAAATGTCTGACAAAACGAGACCAATAGTGGATGCCGGTGCGCGTCCTGAAGATCTGCCTCCGACCTTGGAAGAGACGCAGGCTCGCAATGCTGAGATGCGTGTACAAAAGATGGCTAAGCTGCGCCAGCAAAGGCTTTCGGATAGGTCATTAGTAGCAGACCGGAACGATAAGCTGGTGCCGTAAAATAGAGACCGCCGGTAATGGTGGCCACTGAACACTCGTCTGGTTTCCACTTCCAAGCTTATGAGGCCATCCTCGGCCTCATCGTGAGGTGGTAAATGATCACTACGTCCAGCATCTTCCAGCGTTTCAGCTCGCCGCTTGCGCCGGCGATGATAGCGAGATCACTTTTCGGAGTTGACGCGGCTATCGCGGGGTCTCGCTTGGCGCAGGCTACCGAGCCTGATCCAGCCGAACCCCTTGCCCCCGATGAGATTGATCCGGCAAATCAGCCTGATGGCGATCCGGACACTCCGGAGGATCCAGTGATAGGCGATAGCGATGATCAGGAGCCAGCTCCCCGTTAGCGCTATTGCAAACCAATCAAAGCCCAGCCACCGCGCTGGGCTTTTTCGTTTAGGCGGTTTCTTCCAACTGGCGCCGTCGCACTGACACATCGCTGAGTCCAGCCTGGCTAGCGATATCCCAGATGTTCGTGTCGGGCGAGGGTTGATAGCTGACGCCCTCCAACCGGAGCAGCACCAGCAGCGCTTGAAGGTCTGACAGCATCCCGTAAATGACCTTGGATGCTGACGCACCGTCCTTCTTGTAGGTGACCGTGTACTCAGTCGGTACCGTGTCCATTGTCGTTACCTGCAGGTCGCGGCCAAGGGCGGCCAGGGCCTGCTCCAGCGCTTCGATCTTCGAGGCGTGGAGGAAGTCGACGAGCCGGTCGCTGGTGTTCTGGGCAACGCCCAGCAGGCGCCGCAGATCGGCCTTGCGCATACCGCGCTCGACCATAGCGTTCCACAGCTCGATCTTCGCCACGGTCGCTACCGGCAGATGCACGACACGCTCGCCAGGCTCCGCTGGGCTGGCTTGGGGGATGGCGCGGCGCTGGTCGACGTAGATCGACAGGGTGGTCTCGATGCCGTCCACGGCCTCGCGCAGGGCATGGGCCTCGTCGTCGCCGTAGCTGTTGAACTCCGGCAGGTCGCGGCAGAACACGGCCAGGCCGGGGGTATCGTCGGTTTCGAATCGAATAGCGTAGCTGTACATGGTGGCCTCCTGTGGCCTGGTACTGGCGATGCAGTGCGCTGCTGAAACGGCGAAGGGGGCTCTCAGAGCCCCAGTTGTTTGATGATTGCTTTCCGGGTCGGCTCTTTCATCTCTTTAGCGCCGTGATCCGGAAAGGTCGTCGTGTTGCCGTTTGGAGCGGTGACTTTGAAGTGGCTACCGCCTTTGCCCTTCTCGATCTTCACCCCTTGGGCTTTCAACCACCGTCTGAACTCGCTTCCTTTCATCACCTCATCTCGTTGTGTTGATGGGGTCAGTATACTACCCGCGTGTAGTATGTACAACACGAACGTAGTATTTATTTGAGGTGTGCCAGTGGACCAGATGCTCGAATCCATCCTGCTCTGGTGCATGCCTGGATTCCTCGGCGGCTTCGGCGGCGTGATCAGCTACTTCTGGCCGCCGACCACCGAGATGCGGTTCTCCGCGAAGAGCTTCGCCATCAAGTTCCTGACGGCCTTTTTCGTCGGCAAGGTGTCGGGCTACTTCATCCCCATGACCAATGAATACCGCTCGGGCTACCTGATGGTGCTCGGGTTCTGCGCCTACCCCGTGCTGGGAATGCTTGAAGTAAAGGTGAAGGGCGCGATAGAGCGGTTCAACCCGCCTGGAGCCAACTGATGCTGCTGATCTCCATTGCCGCCGTTCTGGCCTACGGCCTGGTTATCGCCCGGTGCGTCTGGTTCGCCGCCAACGGCAACCGGTTCCGCCAAGACGACCGGACCGAGGTGATGTTCATCGTCACGGCCTCGACCCTGTACGTGCTGGCGCACATGGCCCTGTGGCTGATGGAGCCCTGGAAGCTGATCAACAACAGCATGGCGAGCGCGCTGGTGGTCGGTCACACGATCTTCTGCGGCGCCTATTTCTTCCGCCGGATCGGCGCTCTGGTGGATGGCCGGGATCGCCGGCAGATTCAGCGCCGGGTGCGGAGGGCGCACGGATGAGACAGGCACGAACAGTCTTTCGCTGGGTCCTGGCGCTGATCGTGGTGTTCCTGGTGGGGACCGGCTCCGGCTACGTTACCCGGACCTGGGAATGCCGCAACACACTGCAGACCATCTGGGTCGCTGCGCCAGGCTTCGATGCCGGCTCTATGCAGCTGCCAGCCAAGCTTTACCGCCTTCGGGTCACGGCCTGCACGCTGCCAGAGCAGTGGGGCGGTCACCGCGAGCCGTTGGATGGTTACCCATGATTGTAGTTGTACCGAGGCTAGGTCAGAATTAGTGCGACTTTTCTCGGAGTATCATGTGAAATTTATTAGTAATAATTCAGCCGAAAAACTGCATCTTTTAGAGATCAAAAAACTTATAGCAGGTAGCGACCATTTAGTAATCTGCTCTGGCTGGATGAAGCTGGGGGGGCTGAAGCTACTAAAAAGCGCAATCAGGAATGCCGTCAGGCGCGGTTGTAATGTAGCGATTTATACAAATCCAGCTCACACTGAGCCTGCCTGTATAAAAGAGTTGGCCGCTTGGGGCGGGGTTTTTCATGCGATGCCAACAGAAAAGTATTTTCATTCCAAACTTTACTACGGTCGTAGAGGTAATGAGTACACGGCAATTGTCGGGTCAGCTAACGTAACTGCTGCTGCATTAGGAGGAGGCGTTAATGATGAGCTATCAGTTCGAGTGACTGGGTCAGTCCTAGACCAAGCTCACGACGAACTTGCCATGTACCTTCAGAATCTTCCAAAGCAGTTGTCCGATGAAGATTCTCCGCAGCCTGTTAGCGATGCGCTGGACCTGCATGCTGACGCGCACGAGGCTGAGTGAGCAAACGTTTAGCTTCTTCTTTCGGCCCCGCGCTAGAGAGCTATTATGGACGATAACGTTGCCGGCGAATTATCTACAGCATTAGCGCAGTTGTTCGCAGCTGTGTCTCAGTTACAAAAGGCGTACCCACAAAAACCATTTACTCTGGATGGGCGTCTTGTTGGTGACATTGGAGAGATTGTGGCAAGTCTCCATTACCAGATTACTCTCAACGAAGGGCTTACAAAATATCATGATGCAGTGTCCGATGACGGGCGTAATGTACAAATTAAAGCAACTTTTAGTACTCGTTTGACTTTCCCGGCTTGGCATGTGCCTGATTATTATATCGGCATAAGGCTAAATCGGGATGGATCGTTTGAGGAAGTTTACAATGGCCCAGGTCACCTCATCTCGGAGGCGTTGCTTCGTCGCGCAAAGCCTAAGTATGGACTCCACGGCGGCTTAATGCCGATGCTGAAACGGCTTAACTTGCTCGTGCCTCAATGCGAGCGAATACCTAGGCGTCATTTTGTTAAGTGAATTGCTTTGAACTGTCGAGGATGACAGGAGGGCTTGATGAATAATTTGGTGATGGCTGAAGTTGTCCTGAGAGCGGAGACCGCAAGCAATGAAGCGCTGGCGTCATCACTTTCTATGTCGCCATCCGATCATCTGCTTGCGGCTCTTGCACGGCAAACCGAGGCAATGCTGGAACTGGCCGAGAGCAATCGCCAACTGGCCGAGAGCAACCGTGAGATGGTGGACTACCTGGCCGAGCAGCAGGCCGATGGCGACGATGGACAGGCGACACGCCGCGACCTGGCAGGCAGGCCTATCTAATGGCGCTCCGACCGAACAAGCCATGCCGTGCCAAGGGCTGCCAGGTGCTGACCCGTGCCGCCTGCGGCTACTGCGATGAGCACGCCGACCAGGCCAAGGCCTGGGCAACCAGGCAGGGATCAGGCCGCGGAGGCAGGCCGTGGCGGCGCACGCGTGAGGAGGTTCTCAAGCGTGATAGCTACCTATGCCAGTGCGAGGACTGCAAGCGCTTGGGGCGGGTCAGGCCAGCCCACGAAGTCGACCACGTGGTGCCGCTCGCCCAAGGCGGAACGGACAGCCTGAGCAACCTGGCGGCGATCAACCATGACTGTCACCGGGTGAAGACCTTGAGGGAGTCCGCAGCCGGTCGCAAGCCGGTTGTGTAGCACGGCAAAAGCCCTGAGTGACACGCCAGTGACGTGCTGTACTAAGGGTGGGGCGGTTCAAAATCCTGGAGCCGTCGTCACGGACACCGCGCCCACCGTCGTTTTTTTACACCCGCGAAATTAAAAATTCAGGAGTCGCGCCATGGGCGGCACAGCGGCGGTCGCTGGCCGAGGTCGCAAGCCGAAGCCCACGGCCAAGAAACAGCTCGCCGGTAACCCCGGAAAGCGGGCCTTGAACAAGGCCGAACCCCAGTTCTCCACGGTCACCAACGTCGATCCGCCCGAGTGGCTGAACGACCGGGCGGCGGACATGTGGAAGATGATCATTCCCGAGCTGCTGCGTGAGAACGTGCTGGCGCTCACCGACCTGCACAACGTCGAGGCCTTCTGCACGGCCTATGGCAACTGGCGCATGGCCCAGGAATCGATCAACACCCACGGCATCGTTGTGGAAGGCGCCCAGGGTGGGCCGATGAAGAACCCAGCCCTGACCGCAGCGAACGAGACGATGCGGCAGATGGTGACCTTCGGCTCATTGCTCGGCTTGGACCCAGCTAGCCGCACCCGGCTGATCGGCGGCAATAAACAGAAATCCACCAACGAATTTGCTGCGCTACTGAGTTCCTGATGGCCAAGACCAAGACCCCCAACGTCGACAAGGCGCTGGCGTGGGCTCGGTCCGTCCTCAAGGGCAAGGTGCCTGCCTGCCGGTATGTGCACCAGGCGATCCAGCGGCACTTCGACGATGTGTCGGACAGCCGCGGCAACGGCTACCCATTCAAGTTCGATCCGGCCAAGGCCGAGAAGAAGCTGAAGCTGATCCAGCTGCTGCCCCACACCAAGGGCGAGTGGGCGTTCAAGCGACAGCTGATTACCCTCGAGCCCTGGCAGGCCTTCGGCATGGCCGTCACCTTCGGCTGGGTCCGGAAGAAGACCGGCTTCCGCCGCTTCCGCGAGAGCTACTGGGAAGTGCCCCGCAAGAACGGCAAGAGCGTCATCGCCGCCGGCGTCGGCATCAGCATGTTCGTCGCGGACGGCGAGTTTGGCGGTGAGGTCTACAGCGGTGCCACCACCGAGAAGCAAGCCTGGGAGGTGTTCCGCCCGGCCCGGCTGATGGTGAAGCGCTCGCCAATGCTGATCGAGGCCGCAGGGATCGAGGTGAACGCCTCGAACATGAACGTGCCCGCCGAGGGCAGCCGCTTCGAGCCGCTGATTGGCAACCCGGGCGACGGTGCGTCACCCAGCTGCGCGATCATCGACGAATTCCACGAGCATGACAGCTCGGCCCAGTACGACACCATGCTCACCGGCATGGGGGCCCGCCGACAGCCGCTGATGTTCATCATCACCACGGCCGGCGCCAACATCGAGGGCCCGTGCTACGACAAGCGCCGCCAGGTCATCGAGATGCTGTCCGGCGCGGTACCGGATCCGGAACTGTTCGGCTACATCTGGACCCTCGACGAGGGCGACGACTGGACCGACCCGAAGAACTTGGCCAAGGCCAACCCCTGCATGGGGGTGTCGGTGTTCCAGGAGTACCTGGAGAGCCAGCTGGCCCGGGCGATTCGCTCGGCGCGCTTCACCAACACCTTCAAGACCAAGCACCTCAACCTGTGGGTGAGTGCGAAGGCAGGCTTCTTCAACGTCGAGAACTGGAAGGCCTGCGAAGACAAGACGCTGAGCCTGGAGCAGTTCGAGGGGCAGGAGTGCATCCTGGGTTTCGACCTGGCGCGCAAGCTGGACATGAACTCCATGGCCCGACTGTTCTGGCGCGTCATCGACGGGAAGATCCACTACTACAGCGTGGCGCCGGGCTTCTGGGTACCGGAGGACACCGCCTACGACACCGACAACAGGCGGATGGCCGAGCGCTTCCAGAAGTGGATTAACACCGGCGACCTGCAGGTCACCGCCGGCGCCGAGATCGACTACCGCGAGATCTTTGAGGAAGCCAAGGAGGCCAACCAGGCCGCCCCGGTCCTGGAAAGCCCCATCGACCCGCACGGTGCCACGAACCTGAGCCACCAGCTCGATGACGAGGGCCTGACGCCCGTCACCATCGTGCAGAACTACACCAACATGTCCGACCCGATGAAGGAGCTCGAAGCTGCCATCGAGTCGGGCCGCTTCCACCACGACGGCAACCCGATCATGACCTGGTGTATCGGCAATGTGGTGGGCAAGAACCTGCCCGGCAACGACGACGTCGTGCGGCCGATCAAGCAAGGCGATGACAACAAGATCGACGGCGCCGTAGCGCTGATCATGGCGGTGGGGCGTGCGATGGCGAAGGTCACGCTCGGCGACGGCGGCATGGACCGATTCATGGATTCAATCCGGGACCCCATATTCGAATGAGCACCGCATCGATCCTCTACCTGCTGATCGCAGTGCTGGGCTTCGGCCTGGCCGTGGCCGGCGTTTACATCCTGCTCGGCCTGGGCTGGGCGCTGCTTGCTGGCGCGGCCTCGTGCTTTGCCGCGGCGGCATTCATCCGAAGAGGGCTGACCAGTGGCTAAGTCCCTCCTGTCCGTACTCTGCAGCGCGGTGTCCGCGCCGCAGACCTCGATCATCGACTGGGTCGGTCGGTCGCTGTCCGGCAGCGCGGCCAACATCTGGGCGCAGACGGTCGGTACGACGTCCTCCAACGGCAAGAACGTGACGGTCGATAAGGCCATGCGCCTGGCGGCCTGCTGGGCCTGCGTCCGGCTGGTCGCCGAGACGATCGCAACCCTGCCGCTGGGCCTCTACCGGCGCCTGCCGGACGGCGGCCGCGAGGTTGCCGGTGACAACGATCTGCACTGGATCCTCAACACCACCCCGAACAGCCGCATGACCGCGGTGCAGTTCTGGGAGGCGGTGGTCACGTCCATGCTGCTGAAGGGCAACGCCTTCGTCGAGATCGTCCGCATCAGCGGCCGCGTCGTGGCGCTGGAATTCCTGCTGCCGGGCCGCATGGACCTGGATGTCGATGACAACGGGCTGATCATCTACCGGTATCGGGAGAAGAATGGACAGCTGCGGGACATTCCCACCAGCAACATGATGCACATCCCGGCGTTCTCGCTGGATGGGCAGATCGGCCTTTCGCCGATCGCCTACGGCGCCAACGTCTTCGGGTCGGCGATGTCCGCCGAGGACGTGGCCAGCTCCACCTTCAAGAACGGCATGCACCAGACGGTGGCCTTCGAGGTGGATCGAGAGCTGAACAAGCAGCAGCGCGACGACTTCCGCGACTACGTGCAGCGCATCAGCGGCGCCATGAACGCGGGCAAGTCGCCGGTGCTGGAGAAGGGCGTCAAGGCCCAGGTCATCGGCATCAACCCGGTGGACGCCCAGCTGCTGGAGTCCCGCGAGTACAGCGCCGAGGACATCTGCCGGTTCTTTCTCGTGGACCCGACCCTGGTGGGTTACAGCGACAAGGCTTCCAACTGGGGCACCGGCCTGGAGCAGAAGCTGCTGCGGTTCATCACCTTCACGCTGCGCAGCTACCTGCGCCGCATCGAAGAGTCCATCGTCCGCAGCCTCCTGACCCCGATCCAGCGCCGGCAGCTCTATCCCGAGTTCGCCATTGAAGGCCTGCTGCGCGCCGACAGCGCCGCGCGGGCCACGCTCTACTCGCAGATGGTGCAGAACGGCATCTGGACCCGCGACGAGTGCCGCATGAAGGAGAACCTGCCCAGGATGGGCGGCAACGCCGGTGTGCTCACCGTGCAAACCAACCTGTCTCCGATCGACCTGCTCGGTCAGGGCAACGATGGGCAAGCCGCAAGGGCTGCTCTGCAGAACTGGCTGGACGACCCGGCAAACTCCAAGGGGTAACTCATGCAATTCAGATCCAAGGCTGGCAGCTTCCGCTGCGAGCTGAGCCCGTGCGCGCTCGATAAATGGAACCCGGCCATCAAGGCGGCCGTGGAATCCACCAGCGACACCATCACCATCTACGGCGTGATCGGCGAGGACTGGTACGGCGACGGTGTGACCGTCTCCCGCATCGACGCCGCGCTGCGCGCCATCGGCGACAAGCCAGTGACCGTTTACATCAACTCGCCGGGCGGCGACATGTTCGAGGGCCTGGCCATCTACAACCGCCTGCGCGAGCACAGCCAGCAGGTCAGCACCAAGGTCCTGGGTCTGGCCGCTTCCGCGGCGTCGGTCATCTACATGGCCGGCGTAAAGCGGGAGGTCGCCAGCAGCGCATTTCTGATGATCCATAACTGCTGGACGCTCGCCGTCGGCAACCGCCATGGCCTGCGCGACATCGCCGGGACCATGGAAGAGTTCGACGCCGCCATGGCCGACCTCTACGCCGAGGGCAGCGGCCAGCCGGTGGCCGACGTCGCCGAGATGATGGACGACGAAACCTTCATCCGCGGCCGGCGCGCCCTGGAATTGGGCTTCGCCACCGGCCTGCTGTCCTCGGACGAGATCACCGAGCGCCAGGACGAACAGACCCAGCAGAGCAACGCGCTCAAGGCCATGGACGTGGTCCTGGCCAAGGCGGGTATGACCCGCAGCGAACGGCGCGAGCTCTTCGCCAGTTTCAAGTCCAGCACGCCACGCGCTGCTGGCGGGGGCACGCATGACGCTGCCCCGACCGACAAGCCCAGCGCTGTCGCGCCAGACCTCACCGCCTCTCTGAGCGCGGCATCCGACATCCTCAAATCTCTCCAAGGAGCATCGCAATGAGCGACTTCGACAAGCAGTACAACGAACTGAACGCCGGCCTGAAGAGCATTGGCGACCAGATCAAATCCCAGGCGGAAACGGCCAACAAAGAAATTGCCCGGCAGGGCGAGATGAACGCGGAGACCCGCAGCAAGGTCGACGAGCTGCTGATGAAGCAGGGCGAGCTGCAGGCCCGTGTGCTCGAAGCCGAGCAGAAGCTGGTCTCTGCCAACAGCGCCACCCAGCGCCACGAGGCGCCCAAGTCCGCTGGCGAGCTTTTCGTTGCCAGCGAGCAGATGGAAGGCGTCAACTCTTCGTTCCGTGGATCCCGCCGTGTGTCCGTCCCGCGTGCAGCGATCACTACCGCTACCGTTCCGGGCCTGGCACCGTCCGAGCGCAGCGACATCATTGCGCTGCCTGGTATGCGCCGTGCCACCATCCGCGACCTGGTTGCCCCTGGCCAGACCGAGGCCGGCTCCTACGAATACGTCCGCGAAACGGGTTTCACCTCCAATGCTGCTCCGGTAGCCGAGCAGGGCGGCAAGCCGTACTCCGACATCACCACCCAGCTGATCAATGCGCCGGTGCGTACCATCGCCCACCTGTTCAAAGCCTCGCGCCAGATCCTGGATGATGCCAAGGCGCTGCAGAGCTACATCGACGCCCGTGCTCGCTACGGCTTGCTGCTGGCTGAAGAAGCCCAGCTGCTGTACGGCAACGGTGCCGGCGCGAACCTGCAGGGTCTGGTGACTGTGGCCTCGCAGTACTCCGCACCGGCTGGTGTGACTGTGACCGGCGAGCAGCGGATTGACCGTCTGCGGCTGGGCCTCCTGCAGGCTGAGCTGGCCGAATTTCCCTCGGACGGCATTGTGCTGAACCCCATCGACTGGGCCCTGATCGAGCTGATCAAGGACGACGTCGGCCGCTACATCATCGGTCAGCCGCAAGACGGCACCACTGCTCGCCTGTGGAACCGTCCGGTGGTAGGCACCCAGGCGATGAAGCAGAACGACTTCCTGGTCGGCGCCTTCAAGCTGGGCGCGCAGATCCTGGACCGTCTGGAGGTCGAGGTGCTGATCTCCACCGAGAACGCCGACGACTTCGAGAAGAACATGGTGACCCTGCGCGCTGAAGAGCGCCTGGCGTTCGCCATCTACCGTACCGAAGCCTTCGTAACCGGCAAGCTCGCAACCGCGGCCTAACCCCCTGCACGGGCCGGCGCTGCCGGCCCTTCGAGGTGAGACATGTCCGATCTACTGATCAAGCCGCTGCGTGCCTACGAGGACCGCGGCAAAATCCGTGATACCGACGATGAGCCCTATGCGGCTCCGATGTGGCTGGCCAAGGAGCTGGAGCAGCTGAAGCTGTGCGAGATCGTCGGCGAAGTCGGCGGCGAGAAGAAGCCGGCCGCCAGCAGCTCTGCACCTGGCAACTCCGCTTTGACTCTTAGTACCCCGCTGAGCGTGCCGCCCGGCCCTGACGCTTCCGCCGCTCTGCGGCTGGAGAAGAAAGGGCAGCGCTGGATCATCGTCGACGCCCAGGGCGCCCGAGTCGGTGACTTCATCGGCAAGCGGGAGGAGGCAGATGCCGAGTTGGCCAAGCAACTGGCCGCGCTTCCGCCAGCTGCTGCTGATACCCCGCCGGCTGACACGCCTCCGCCCGCTGCCGGCGACCAGCCTCCGGCAGACCAACCGCCTGCGGACCAGCCTCCCGCTGGCCAGCTGAACGACAACCCGCCCCAGGAGTAAGCGATGTCCGTGATCAGCATAGAGCTGGCCATGCAGCACCTGCTGGCCGAGCCCGAGGACCAGGAACTGGTCCAGGCCCTCCTGGATGCGGCCGAGGACTCAGCCAGCCGGTTCATGCAGCGCCGGTTCTATGCTGATCAGGCTGCGCTGGACGCCGCCGTGGCCGAGGTGCCGGCGGCGATCAGCTCCACCCGTATCCGCTATGAGCAGGCCGTGGCTGCCGCTCAGGCGGTGGTTGACCCCGAAGATCGCCAGGGCGCGCGTGACCGTGCCGCCCAGGCGTTCGCCGATGCCCGCGCCGAGGTCGAGATGAAGGCCTGCGCGATGATCCTGAACGCTTCCATCCAGGCCGCCTGCCTGCTGATCCTGGGCCACCTGTTCGCCAATCGCGAGGACGTTGCCACCGGCGTAACGGTCGCCGAGATTCCTATGGGCTCGCGGCACCTGCTGCAGCCGTACCGTACCGGGCTGGGTGTGTGATGCGCGCCGGCCAGCTCCGGCAGCGCGTGATGCTGCAGCGCGATGGGCGCCACCAGGACCCGAACACTGGCGAGATGATCAGCGGCTGGGCGAACCTCACCGAAAAGCCCATCCCGTGCTCGGTCGAGCCGGTGAGCGGCCGCGAATTCATCGCCGGCCAGGCGACCCAGAACGAAGTCACGGCGCGGATCGTCATCCGGTACCGCGCTGGGGTGACCGCCGCCATGCGCGCCGTCCACCGCGGCACCACCTACAACATCGAGGCCGTCCTGCCGGACAAAAGCTCCGGGCGGGAGTACCTCACCTTGATGGTGTCCGGCGGCTTGAACGAGGGCTGAGCATGATCACTTTCACCCTGAAAGGCGTGGACGATGCCATCGAGCGCCTGACCAAGCTGCCGGAGAAGGTCCAGCGCTCCTCGGTGCGACGGGCCGCGCGGGCGGCGATGAAGATCGTGCGCGATGAAGCGATCGACCGGGCCAATCAGCAGGATGACCCCGAAACCCCGATGAACATCGCCGACTTCATCGTCACCCGCGAGGGCACAATTAAGGGGCGGCGCGAGGGCGGCATCGTCATGCGCGTAGGCATCATCGGCGGCGCCCGGTACGACAAGCGATCGCCGTACCCCACCTATTGGAAATTCGTCGAGTTCGGTACCGAGCATTCCCGGGCCAAGCCCTTCATGCGGCCGGCCTTGGACAACAACGTGCCGGACGTCATCCAGACCTTCGTCGACGTGCTCAACGATGAGCTGAACAGGGAGTTGGTCTGATGTTTCCACCGCTGTTCAAGGCCGCTGCCGCCTCCACCGAGGTCAGGGCGCTATTCGGCGCCGACCCGGTGCGGGTCTATCCCTTCGGCGAGGCCGAGGCGGGCGCGGCGTTGCCCTACGCCGTCTGGCAGACCATCAGCGGCAACCCGGACAACTTCTTGTCCGGCCGCCCGGACGTGGATGGGTTCCGGACCCAGGTGGACATCTACGGCACCACCGGCGCCAGCACCCTCGCGGCCGCCATGGCATTGCGAGACGCGCTCGAAGGCGTGGCCTATGTCGTCGCCTACAACGGCCAGGGGCGCGACCCCGAGACCAAGAACTTCCGCGTCAGCTTCGATCTGGACTGGATCGTCCACCGCTGACCCACCGAATCACCATCCAACCCGCTCCGGCGGGTTTTTTCATGCCCGCAGGAGACGCTCCAATGGCAATGCTCACCCAAGGAACCCAGATCTTCGCCCTGGTCCCGCCTTCCACCGGAACCGGCAAGAACACCGTGATGGAAATCGAGGGCGTCACCGCCTTCAACCCCGGCGGCAACCCGGCCGACCAGATCGACACCACCACCCTGAAGGATCAGGACCGCACCTTCGAGAAGGGCCTGCGCACCCCGGGCAGCGCCTCGATGACCATCCAGGCCGACGCCACCAAGGCCAGCCACGTTCGCCTGCACGAGCTGTCTCAGGCCGCCGGCAAGAACACCGTCCGCTGGGTTGTGGGCTTCTCCGATGGCCCGAAGGATGACAAGGGCGCACCCACAGCGGTACCGACCGCCAACACCGACGGGACCGACTTTGTGCTGCCCACCACGCGCACCTGGTTCATCTTCGACGGCTACGTCTCGGACTTCCCCTTCGACTTCGCCACCAACTCGGTGGTGAGCACTGCGGCCACCGTGCAGCGCACCGGCGGCTCCACCTGGCAGCGTAAGAGCACCTAATCCATGAACCTGAACGACTTGAAAGCCGCCGGCGCCTTTGTCGAAGCGGCGCCCGTGAAGAAGACTATCCAGTGGAATCGCGGTCAGCTGGACGCCAAGAATAAGCCGATGATCGACGAGTTCACCGTGCTGGTGAAGCGGCAGTCGTTCGCTGTGGTCGAGCAGCTCTATGCACCGGCCGCCGGCGAGGACGAGGCCGCGCTGGCCAAGCGCAGCCGCAACGCCAAGCTGATCAGCGAATGCGTGCTGCTGGGTGAGAAGGGCGACGAGCAGATCCCCTACGAGGACGCGCTGAACCTCGAGCCCAATCTGGCCTTTGCCCTGCTGAAAGTCGTGCATGAGGTCAACGGCCTCGGGAAGGCCGAAGCAAAAAACTGACCCCCGTCGATGAGATGTGGCACGAGCTCGTGCTGCATGGCATCGGCGGGCGCACGATCCTCGAAGCCAAGAATCGCCTCACCTACGCCGAAGCCATGGACTGGTACGTCTATCTCCGACGCCGCGGCAGCCTGAACCTGGGCAATCGCCTTGAGCACGGCTTCGCCATGCTGGCCACAGTGTTGACGCGGATCCACGGCGGCGAGGTGGAGATGGAGGCCTTCATGCCCTACGAGTCCGCCCTGGCCCAGGCCGAGGAGGATGCGAACGGCATTTCCATCGAAAAGGCCGTGGCCACCTGGCACTGATCGCCCGCTTCGGCGGGCCACCACCTGGAATTGAGACATGGCAACCCGCTCCCTCGGCAGTTTGACGCTTGACCTGGTCGCCAAGACCGGTGGCTTCGAGCAGGGCATGGACCGTGCCACGCGTTCGATGCAGCGCTTCAAGGCCGACGCCCAGAAGCAGCAGGATGACCTCGAAAAGCTGCTGGGCAAGATCGACCCGGTGGTGGCGCGCCTGGGCGAGCTCGACAAGATGGAGCAGCAGCTGGCCGCCCATCGCAAGGCCAATCGCCTGCCGGCCGATGACTATGCCGAATACCTGGGCAAGCTGAACGCCATGCGCGACGGCCTGGCGGGTGCTACGTCGGCAAACGACAAGTACACCATGAGCGCCAAGGCTCAGGCGGCCGCGCTGCGCGGTGTGCCGGCGCAGTTCACCGACATCGTGGTGAGCCTTCAGGCCGGCCAGCAACCGCTAACGGTGCTGCTGCAGCAGGGTGGCCAGCTGAAGGACATGTTCGGCGGTATCGGTCCGGCGGCACGCGCCTTGGGCGGCTACATCACCGGCATGATCAACCCCTTCACCTTGCTGGCCGCGGCTGCTGCCGTTCTCGCGCTGGCCTATAAGCAGGGCAGTGCCGAGCAGGATGCCTTCCGTGTGTCCCTGGTCTCGACTGGCAACCTGGCAGGCAAGAACACCGGCCAGATGGCGGACTTGGCCAAAGAGGTCAGCGGGGTCACCGGCACCACCGGCGCCGCCGCTGATGCCCTGGCGCAGCTGGTGGCCACCGGCTCGCTCACCAGCGACCAGTTCAAGGACATGGCCGTCGCCGCGGTGGCTTGGGAGTCCGCTACCGGCAAGGCCGTCTCCGAGACGGTCGCCGAGTTCAAGCGCCTGGCAGACGAGCCGACCAAGGCCTCGGCCGCGCTGAACGAGCAATACAACTACCTCACCGCCGCGGTCTACGACCAGATCCGCGCGTTGGAAGAGCAGGGGAACAAGACCGCTGCCGCGAATCTGGCTGAGACCACCTACGCCAGTGCGTTGCAGGAGCGCGCCAAGAACATCAAGGAGAATCTCGGCTCCCTGGAATCGGCCTGGAACAGCGTCACCAGCGGCGCGAAAAAGGCCTGGGACGCGATGCTCAACATCGGCCGCGAGGACACTCTGGCGCAGCAGATCGAGAAGGCTCAGAAGCAGCTGGACGAACTGCCGGCACGGAGCGCGCTGACCGGCCGGCAGGCTGCTCGCGATCAGGCCGCCCAGGATGCCCAACGGGCGGCGCTGCAGGGGCAACTGGACTTCCTCAAGCAGCAGAAGGCCACTCAGGACTCCATCGCCCGGGCTCAGGGCCTCGCCGCCGAGGACGAGCGAGCAGCCATCGCTGCCAGCACGTCAATGCACCAGAAGTACCTTGCAGGCCTGGACAACGAGGCGAAGAAGAAAAACGCCATCGCCGAGCTGGATCGGGAGCGCGCTGCACGGCTGCGCGTGACCGGTGCCGATGCCGCAGCTATCGAGCGCGAGTACGCCGGTGCGCTGGCGGGCATCGAGGAGAAATTCAAGGACAAGAAGAAGACGCCGCGGGCCAAGGCCTATTCGGACGACGAGGCAACCCGGACCCTCCTAGCCCTGCGCCAGCAGCAGAGCAGCCTGGAGGAACAGCTCTCCAGCAGCGAGAAGCTGACCGCCTCCCAGCAGAAGCTGGCGCAGTTCGAACAGCAGATCGCCGACCTGAAGACCAAGCAGACGCTCACGGCCGACCAGCAGAGCCTGCTGGCCAGCCAGGACCAGATCAAGGCGCAGCTGCAGAAGAACGCAGCGATTGAGCAGGAGATCGTCCACAAGCAGGAATTGCAGAAGCTCACCGAGCGCGCGACCCAACTGGACGCCTCAATCGCCAGCACCCTGGCTTCGCAGGCCGAGCAGTACGGCCGCCAGCTGGACGGCGCCGGCCTGGGTGACCAATACCGGGAGCGCTTGAATCAGCAGAAGTCGATCTATCGGGAGTTCCAGCGGTACCAAGAGCAGCTGGACAAGGCCACGCCCAAGGATCTGCTGGGATCGGACCAGTACAACGAGGCGGCAGACAAGATCCAGGCTGGTCAGGAAAAGGCCCTCAAGCAGTCCCGTGACTACTATGCCGAGCTGGATCGCCAAAGCGGCGACTGGTCGCTCGGGGCCCAGGATGCCTACCAGAACTATCTGGCGAGCGCGCGTGATGTGGCCGGGCAGACCAAGAGCCTGTTCACCAATGCCTTCAGCAGCATGGAGGACGCGATCGTGAGCTTCGCTATGACCGGCAAGCTGTCGTTCGCCGACTTCGCCAAGTCGGTGCTGGCGGACATGGCCAAGATTGCCGTGCGCTCGGCTAGTAGCCAGGCACTGAGCGGGCTGTTGAGCGTTGCCGGCCAGGTGGCCGCGAGTTACTTCGGCGGCGGGACCGCGCCGACCAGTACCACGGCGTCGGTCGGCGGGTCGTCCACCACCTTCAACCCGCAGCTCAACACCGCTGGGCTCAGCTACAACGCCAAGGGCGGTGTTTACGACAGCCCGAGCCTCTCGGCCTACAGCAACCAGGTGCACAGCACCCCGAAGCTGTTTGCCTTCGCCAAGGGCGCCGGCGTGTTCGGCGAGGCCGGCCCGGAGGCCATCATGCCTCTTACCCGGGCTGCTGATGGTTCGCTGGGCGTCCGTGCCTTGAGCGGCAGCCAGAACACGCTGCCGACCGCGGCTGCGCCGATCATGATCAAGACCGATGTGCATGTGGATGCAGGCGGCAACGCCACTTCGACGTCGGATGAGTCTCAGGCCGGGGACGCTGGCAAGCAGCTGGGCAAGATGATCAGCGACGGCGCGCTCCGCGTCGTTCAGCAACAACTCGCCACCGGCGGATCTATCTGGAGGCTCGTCAATGGCCGTTGAGACGTTCACCTGGAGCCCGCGGCTCGATCCAGAAGGCACGGCCACCTACCGAACGCGAACCTCTCAGTTCGGCGACGGCTATGCCCAGGTGGTCGGCGACGGGCTCAACAACAAGTCGCAGAGTTGGCCGCTGACCTTCAAGGGTGGTCGGGCCACGATCGTCGCTATCCGGGACTTCCTGGATCGCCATGCCGGCTACCGCTCCTTCCTGTGGACCCCGCCTCTTGGGGCAGTGGGCTTCTACAAGGCCAGTGAGTATCGCCTGGCGGCGCACGGCGCTGAAATCTACACCCTCACCGTCACCTTCGAGCAGGCCTTCCACCCATGAGTTTGCAGACGCGGTATCAGCAGCTGGAGCCTGGCGCCGAGATCCGGCTATTCGAGCTGGACGGCAGCGACTTCGGTGCAGACGTGCTGTATTTCCACGGCCATGCCATCCCGCATACCCCTGAGGAGATTGCAGCGGCGGGCGCCAACGCGGATCAGCTGCCGGCCAAGTCGATCTGGTGGAAGGGGGTCGAGTACGCGGCTTGGCCTGTCCAGCTGGAGGGCATCGAGGCGACCAGCGATGGGACGGCGCCGCGGCCAACGTTCTCGGCGGGCAACGTCTCGGGGCGGATCACCGCGCTATGCCTGGCTTTCGAGGACCTGCTTCAGTTCCGCCTAGTGCTGCGGGAAACGCTGGTCGAGTACCTGGACGCGCGCAATTTTCCTGCCGGAAACCCGACTGCCGACCCCACCCAGGAGGTTGTCGAGGTCTGGTACATGGACCAGAAGACCAGCGAGGACGGCGAGGCGGTGGCCTGGGAGTTGGCCTCGCCCGGTGACCTCACCGGCGAGGCCGTGGGTCGGCAGTGCACGACCTTCTGCCACTGGGCCATGACCGGCGGCTACCGCGGACCGAACTGCGGCTACACCGGGCCTTACCGCGATGAAGACGGCAAGCTGACCGACGACCCGGCGCGGGATGTCTGCGATGGCACCCTGGGCACCGGTTGCGTGCCGCGCTTCGGCGAAGGAAACGAGCTACCCCACGGCGGCTTCCCAGCCGTCTCCCTGATCGCCAGGAGCTGATCATGCTGAAGTACATCCTGGCGGCTGTGCAGGCGCACGCTGCCGAGGTCTACCCGCGCGAGTGCTGCGGGTTGGTCATCAAGGACGGGCGCCGCCAGCGGTACGTGCCGTGCGAGAACACCGCGGCCGATCCGGGCGAGGAGTTCCGCATCGCGCCGGAAGCCTACGCTGCGGCCGAGGACCAGGGCGAGATCCTGGCCGTGGTGCACAGCCATCCGGACGCCAGCAGCAGGCCCTCGCCGGCGGACGTCGCAATGTGCAACGCCTGTAGCCTCACCTGGTACATCCTGAGCTGGCCGGAGGGCGATCTGCGAACCCTGGTGCCGGAAGCAGAGGTGCCGCTGCTGGGCCGGGCTTTCGTCCATGGCGTCCAGGACTGCTGGGCGATCTGCGCCGACTGGTACCAGCGAGAATGGGGGCTGGAGTTTCCGGCCTACAGCCGCACCGATGGCTGGTGGGAGCTGGCGGAGAACGCCAGCCTCTACGAGCAGCACTACGAAGCCGCAGGGTTCTACCCGGTGGACCGGCCGCAGCGCGGCGACATGATCGTGCTGCAGATCGGGCGCACTGCTCATCCCAACCACGCAGGCATCTACCTCGGCACCGACCCGGCTCTACCTGGCGAACAGGCGGAGGTATTCGGCCCCGGCCCGTTCCTGCTGCACCACCTGCATGGACGGCCCTCGGAGGTCATCGTCTACGGCGGCAACTGGCACGAGCGAGCACGGCTGATCCTGCGTCATCGCGAGTCGCCGGTGCTAGAGTGAACCCTTTCACAGCCTGGAGGTGGCTATGCGGTCGATTCTGGTAGGACTGGGGGCATTGATGCTCGCTGGGTGCGCCACAACGCTGATCCCAGTAGAAAAGGCAGTAAATGCTCCAGCAGATGAGGTCTTCGCTTTTCAGGCGAAGGCGCCAGATGCGACTGCTCGAATTACTGTTCTTCGGGATAGCGGCATGGTTGGGTCTGGGTGTGATATTGGCGTCTACGTCGATGGGACGAAGGCAGCAAACCTGGGGGCTGGGGAGAAGGCTAGCTTCTGGGTAAGGCCCGGCGTGCGGAATGTCAGCATAGGTTCTAGCAACTCCGGCATATGTGCTGGACTTGCCCTGCGCACCCTGTCGGCCGAGCTTCAGCCGAGCGAAGAGAAGGTCTTCCGGATCAGCCTCGATATGCAGGGCGTCTACATCAACCCGTACGTCAAATTCTGACGACGGTCCCTAGTTCCGAGCCGCCCTGGGCGGCTTTTTTTTGCCTGGAGCAAACGTTGAGCACAGCAGCCCACTACACCCCTGCGACCACCATCAAGCTGTCTGGCCCGCTGGCGCGCTTGTTTGGGCGAACTCATCGATACTTTTTGGAGCGGGGCACTGCTGAAGAGGCATTCAGCGCTCTGCGGAACACTATCGACGGTTTCCGTGAGGCGATCTTGGCGCTCGAAAGGCGCGGCCTTGTCTTCGCTATCTTTCGGAATCGGGAAAACGTCGGCGCGGCCAAATTCGAGCTATCGGGTACTCGTGAGTTACGGATCGTTCCGGTGCTGCGTGGCAGCAAGCGTGGCGGCATTTTGCAGACGATTGTCGGCGTGGTCATGATCGTCGCCGGCATTTTCCTATTGGCCACGCCATTCGGTGCTCCATTGATTGCTGCGGGCATCGGGATGGTGGCAGGAGGCGTCGTACAGATGCTTAGCCCCCAGCCTAAAGGCCTGAAAACTAGCGCAGCACCCGAGAACCAACCCAGCTACGCCTTCGGCAGCGCGAAGAACACCACTGCCAGCGGCAATCCTGTCCCGATGTGCTACGGCCGTCGGCGCTGGGGCGGCGCCATCATCAGTGCCGGCATCTACGCCGAAGACGCCTCCTGATCTGTTCCCCGAACACCGAAGCCCGCCGAGTGCGGGCTTTTTCATGCCCTGGAGTAACGCATGACCGCCGCATTGCCATCCGAAATCACCGGCCGCAAGGGCGGCGAGAGCAAACCGAAGGAGCCGACCGAAGCTGCCGACAGCCTGCGTAGTATTGCCAAGGCCAAGATGCTCATCGCCGTGGGCGAAGGGGAGTTCGCTGGCGCGCCCACTGCGCAGACCATCTACCTCGATAACACCCCGCTGGCCGATGCCCAGGGCAATAGCAATTTCACTGGTGTCTCTTGGGAGTGGCGCCCGGGTACCGTCGAGCAGTCCTATATTCCAGGCCTGCCGTCGGTCGAGAATGAGACCACCGTCAATGTGGAGCTGCGCAGCAACACGGCCTGGGTCCGTTCGATCAGCAACACCCAGCTTTCCGCCGTGCGCCTGCGTTTTGCTTGGCCGGCCCTGCAGCAGCAGGACAGCCAGGGCAACATCAACGGCTACCGGATCGAGTACGCCGTGGACGTGGCCACCGACGGCGGTGCCTACCAGCAGGTGCTGCTGGAGGCTGTAGATGGCAAGACCACGACCCGATATGAGCGCTCCCGCCGGATCGATCTGCCCAAGGCCGCAAGCGGCTGGCAGATTCGCGTCCGCCGTATCACGGCCAATCAGAACAACAACCGCATTGCCGACACCATGTCCATCGCAGGCATCACCGAAGTTATTGATGCCAAGCTGCGCTATCCGAACACCGCGTTGCTGTATTTGGAATTCAGCGCCGAGCAATTCAGCAACATTCCGGCCGTGACCGTCGAGTGTAATGCGCGCAAGGTCCAGGTCCCGAGCACCTACGATCCGGTGAACCGCACCTATTCGGGCGTATGGGATGGCAGCTTCAAGTCGGCCTGGACCAACAACCCGGCCTGGATCACCTTCGACGTCGCTACCAATGATCGCTTCGGGCTGGGCAAGCGCATCAAGCCCTGGATGGTCGACAAGTACGAGCTCTATCGCATCGCTCAATACTGCGACCAGCTCGTGCCGGACGGGAAGGGCGGTCAGGAGCCGCGCTATATGTGCGACCTGAACCTGCAGAGCCGCACCGGTGCCTGGGAGCTGCTGCGTGACATCGCCGCCATCTACCGCGGTATGACCTATTGGGCCCAGGGCAAACTGAACGTGCAGGCAGACATCCCGCGCTCTGCCGACTTCGATTTCGCCTTCACCCGGGCCAATGTCATCGACGGCAAGTTCACCTATGGCTCGTCGAGCGAGCGCACCCGCTACACCCGCGCCCTGGTGAGCTACGACAACCCGGCCAACAACTACGACACCGACGTGGCCGCCGCCTCGGACGCCAAGCTGCAGCGCCGCTATGGCGACAACCCCGTCGAGATCAGTGCTATCGGCTGTACGCGCGAGTCCGAGGCCCAGCGCCGCGGGAAGTGGATCCTGCTGACTAACAGCCAGGACCGCACCGTGACCTTCCGCGTCGGCATGGACGGCCGCATTCCGCTACCGGGCCACGTCATTCCGGTCGCGGACAAGCTCATCTCCGGCGCCGAGATCGGCGGGCGGATCAGCGCGGCGGCCGGCACCGTCATCACCCTGGACCGCGACACCCGGGCGAAGGTGGGTGACCGCCTGATTATCAATCTGCCCAGCGGCGCCTGTGAAGGGCGGACCATCCGGCAGGTGGCGGGCCGCCAAATCGCGGTGACCACCGCTTATAGCGAGACTCCGCAGGCTGAGCTGATCTGGACCCTCGACGCCGACGACCTAGCGGTGCCGCTGTACCGCGTGATGAAGGTTACCCGGCCGGAGGAGGGCGTCTTCGAAATCTCGGCCATTCAATTCGAGCCGTCGAAGTTCGCCGCCATCGATACCGGCGCCAAGCTGGAAAGTCGGCCGATCAGCATCCTGCCCACCGGTACCGTCGAGGCACCGGCCAGCGTGGCGCTGTCGGCCTACCACGCCGTGAACCAGGGCATCACCGTCACCACCATGACCATCTCCTGGACGGCAGTGCCTGGCGCGGTGGCCTACGATGTCGAGTGGCGGAAGGACAGCGGCAACTGGGTTCGCATCCAGCGCACCGGCAGCCTGGCTGTCGACGTGCCGAGCATCTACGCCGGGGGCTACCTAGCGCGCGTGCGTGCGGTCAACGCCGTGGACATCGCCTCGGTCTGGAAGACGTCGAGCCTGACGCAGCTGACCGGCAAAGTTGGCGCGCCGCCGGCGCTCGCCCTCCTGAAAACCACTGCGGGCGCCTGGAAGATCACCCTGGACTGGGCATTCCCAGCCGAGGGGGCAGGGGACAGCGCCTATACCGAGATCCAGCAGGCCACCACCGCCCAGGGCGACAACGCCCAGAGCATGGGACTGTTCGCGTTCCCGACCAACACCTACACGCTGAACGGGCTGGCGGCCGGCGCGCGCCTGTTCTTCCGTGGCCGGCTGATCGATCGCATCGGCAACGTGGGCCCCTGGACCAACTGGACCGTGGGCACCGCCAGCACGGATGCCACCGAGTACAACCAGCTCATCACCGAGGAGTTCGTCCACAGCGCCCTGGGCCAGGAGCTGTTCGATCGCATCGACCTTGTCGACGCGGACGCCTCGGTCCCGGGATCGGTCAGCAGCCGCATCGCGGAGACCCGCAGTGCCCTGCAGCAGGAGCTTGACGCCGTCCAGAACCAGCTCGATCAGATCGGCGACCTGGCCGATGCACAGGAGTACAAGAAGACCGAGGCCTACAAGGCCGGCGCCATCGTCACGGTTGACAACGCCCTGTTCCAGGCCAAGAAGGACGTGCCTGCGGCGGCCGATGGCAGCAGCGCGCCGCCAGCGACCACCTACTGGCGCGACGCCGGGGCAATCATCCGGGAAGGCGATGGGCTGGCCTCCCGCGTGACCTCCACCGAGAACACCGTCCGCACCCAAGACGGCAAGATCACCGCCAATAGCAACGACATCACTCAGCTGAAGACCTCGGTTTCTGGCAAGGCCGAAAGCACCACCGTGCAGGCCCTGCAGAACCAGGTCACGAGCCAGGGCAATACCGTAACCGCCCAGGGCTCGGCGATCACCAGCATCAACGCGGCGCTGGGCGATAGCGGCAGCGAAAACCTGCTCTATAACCCGGGTTTCGAGACTTGGGCCGATGGCTATGTGGTTGCGGCTGGCTGGTATGCAGACGGCGATGCCAACGTGGGCAAGACCTACAGCAAGGTCGCCTCTTTCCTGAACGCCCAGACCTTCGCCCAGCGCATGGTGCTGACTAGCCTGTCGGCGTCGGCCGGCGCCTACATCTACAACGAGGACGTCCGGAACAAGGTCGTCACCGGCGCGCAGAAGCTGGCGGCGTCCATTTACGTCAAGGCGACCGCAGGAGCCGTCGTGTTCGTGGCGTTCCGCGCCTTCGACGCGGCCGGCAATGCGACCTACTACACCGAGGGCACGCGGGTCCTAGCAGATGGCACCGCGCAGCGGCTGACCTGCGTGGGCGAGTGCCCGGCCTCGACGGTCGGTATCCGACTGATCCTGCGGGTCTACGGCTCCGCGACGCTTTCCACCGTCACCGTGGACTGCGATAACGCGCAGCTGCAGCTGGGCACGACCGTGACCGGCTGGAAGGACAACAACAAGACGGTCATCGACAGCCTCACCGGGCAAGCCACGGCCACCAGCCAGCTGGCCGGCCGGGTGACCAACGTAGAGGGCACGCTCACCAGCCAAGCTACCAGCATCACCAATCTGCGCAGCGACCTCGGCAATGCTGGAGGGGAGAACCTCCTCTACAACCCGACGTTCACCGAGGTGAGCCCGGATCCTCGCCTGGCGCTGGGCTGGAACATGGATGGAGGGGTAGTCGACTCGACGACCTCGGCATCCGCGAGCCTGGTGCAGTCCTGGCTCAGCTCGGCTGAAAAATCGATGCGAATCGACTTCAAGGGGGTGGACCTCAATACCCGCTATTTCTCGATCAACACCTCAGTCCCGTACCGGGTGAAGGCTGGCGCTGGCCAGGCCGTCACGGCATCCATCTACATGCGCGGCACGCCGGGCATCCGGATGCACATATTCGTCCAGGCACTGAAGGCCGACGGCGTGGCGATCGGCGCCCCGGTGTCCCAGCTGTTCGAGATCGACGCCACCGGCAAGCGGTTCTCCTTCACCCACCCTGGGCTGCCGGCCGACACTGCCCTGGTGTCCCTGTTCTACCGAGTCCGCTCTTCGGCCTCCGGTCTTGCGGACGGCTTTATCGAGGGCACCAGAGCACAACTCGAGGTCGGTAACGCGGCCACGGGCTGGAGCAACAACGCCAAGGTCCTCTCGGCACAGCAGGATGCGACCGCCACAGCCCTGTCCGGCTTGACCACAACCGTGACCAACCAGGGGAGCAGCATCACCAGCCAGGCGGGCCAGATCACCAGCCTGAGCACCAGCATCAAGGGCGCGGTGTAACAGGCGTTCAACATCGTCCCGAACCCCACGTTCGATCCGGCCTTCAACACCTTGGGCTTCTACATCGCGAAGACCACTGATGCAGGCGTTCCGGCGGGCTGTCCTTTCCCATTCGCCGCGCGCATCCGCAGCCGGGACAACGTCGTTCCCTTCGAACAGATGCCGAACTTCCCAGTGAAGGCCGGCGACGTCTACCGCATCAGCGCATTGGTGGCGTGCGAGGCCAACAGTGGCACCCGCCCGTTCCAGCACTACCTGTTCCGGGGAACGAGTGCACTGGTGGGTCAGCAGGCCTTCGCCAACTCGCCGGCGCTGCAACCGACGCAGACCTGGACCCGTCACACCTGGGATTTCACCGTCCCTGCAGGCACCAACTTCATGCGCCCGTTCTTGCAGATCGAGACCGGATCGAATGGCGAGACGGCCACCTGGTACGTGACCGACTGGCACTGCGAGAACATCACGGCGGCCAAGCAGGCCCAGGCCACGGCGGACACTGCAGCGACGGCGATCACCAACCTGGGGACCCGGGTGACTTCGGCAGAGGGGAACATCACCAGCCAGGCCACCCAGCTGACCAACCTGCAGGCGCAGATCGCCGGCACCGGCATGTTCGCGGCGGGCGTCAACTTCGAGTTTCTGAACACGCTGCGGGGCGCCTATCTGGAGCAGGCCGCCAGCGGGGCAACGCTGACTGCCTACCAGCAGAACGCGACCCTGACTGGCTACGCCAACTTCCGGCTGCCGACGTTCGCCAACACCAACGGAGCGCAGAACTACCTGGTGAAGATGCGGATCCGCCGCCGCAACACCACCCGCAATCCTGGCCGCATCTACTGGGCCAACGAGGACGGTGGTTTGTCGGAGGCCCGGACGGCGACGTTCAACATCAACCTGAACACCACCGACTGGCAGGACATCGAGATCGACCTGTCCAGCAATACGGCCTGGTCGACCAAGGCGAGCAATTCCAGCATCCGGATCGACTTCCTGAACTCTCAGGACACATCCGCGGTGGTGGACATCGCCTACATCGCTATCGGGCGCCGGTCTGCGGCAGCCTCGGCCACCGCGCTGACCGATACCCAGGCGCAGGTGACCCAGCAGGGCGCCACGCTGACCTCCCAGGCATCCTCGATCAGCACGCTGCAGACGTCGCTGGGCAATACCAATGCTTCGGTGCAGCAGATCAGCCAGGCCCAGGCCAACACGGATGGGAAGGTCAGCGCCAACTGGGCAGTGAAGCTGGGCGTTACCCAGGATGGGTTGTACTACTTCGCCGGCATCGGGGTGGGCATCGAGGCTGGTGGTGGAAACGTTGGCCTGCAGTCCACCGTAGCGGTTGCAGCGGATCGGTTCATGGTCTTGGGCCCTGGCATTGATGGCAAAGGCAGGGCGTTTTTCTCGGTAGTGAACAACCAGACCTTCATCGATACCGCCTTCATCAACAAGGCCTATATCCGTGAGGGGATCATCGGCGAAACGCTCTATTCATCGACCGGCACCAGTTACAACTCGCCGGTACTGATCACCGACTTCAGGGCCGGCGAGATCCTGATCCAGAACAAGACTATCCAAGGGAGGTACATCCACATGCGTCAGGACGGACTGTTCATGGTGTCCGATGGCGTCGTTCTCGTTGAAATGAGCCTGACCTGATGCCCGGGTTCATCAACAGAGACGCCCAGGGCCGGGTGATCTTCCAGCTGAGCGAAAGCATCGTCCGGCTGGTTGGCTCCCACATGGTGAACGGCGGCACTACCAGCGGGCGGATCGACATTCCCGATTCCATCTCCGGGACACCCTTCTACTTTTTCACGCCCAGTGAGAACCAGCAGGGCGTCCAGAGCACCGGGAATCAGGTCCGGCTGGAAGGCCGCTCCATTATCTGGAGCGGCATGCCCGTCGGGACCGTTATCCGCTTTGGAGTCTATTGATGCCGGGCTTCAAGCTTCGCCGCCAGAACCAGACCGTGGCTATCGACACGGACTACTTCAACCTCGCGCTGCGCCAGACGGGAAGGGTGCGCACGGCTTCCTCGGGACAGGAAAACCCCTACGTCCGGAGGGTAACCTTCACCGTTGACGCAGATCAGCCGATCCTCGCCGTGCGGGCGCCATACCCGGTGTGCATCACCCATTCGGTGGTGAACGGTGGCCAGGTGACCTACACGCTGTATGGGATCCCGGATAGCGCCATCGACTTCGATGTCGACTTCTGGCTGTTCGACCTGCCCAAGTACGGGATGATGTTCGCCTCCGCAGGCAAGTTCATCGTGCGTAATCCCGCTACGCGGGAGCCGGTCTTCGACTCCCGAATGAAGTACCTCAAGGTGCAGGACTTCTTTCTCGGAAATTCCAACTCCGATGAGACCCGGAACTATGGGAAGTACCCGGCCGTAGTGCTGGCAAACAGGGCGTGGGCGTATATCGTCCAGCCGATGAATCAGCAGACGACGCGCATTGAAAGTCTGACGTCCACGGTATGGACCGATGGCAACTCCGTGAAGTGTGGCAGCCGAAACATCTACTACATGGTCCGCCAGTACAGCAGTAATGATCGAGCCATCAACTATAACGGCGGCAATCGCCAGATCATGGTCGTCGACGTCGAAAACTATTGATCCACCAAAATCCTATCAAGCCCGCCGCGTGCGGGCTTTTTCATGTCCGGAGGACACCGCTATGCCTTATGTCGTACTCGCCCAGTTCTACAACCTCGACGCCTCTATGGAGTTCGCCACCGAGGCGGAAGCCGAGGCCAAGGCCAAAGAGATGCTCAACAGCAACCCAAGCATTGAGGTCCGCACCGCTCAGCTCCTGAAGAAGTACAGCGCCAGCGTGCGGGTGACCTCCGCAGTGATCGAGGACACGGTTCCCGCTCCGACCGGCGACGTCGGCTCGAACTGATCCAGCTTGTCCTCACGAGCGTGAGGAATCGCCAAGATAATCCCCGGCTACCTCCCGAAATCCTCACGGTCATGAGGACATCCAGCCCGCCCTGAGCGGGCTTTTTTGTGCCTGGAGAACCCATGCCTATCACTGAGCAACAGTTGGTCGCGATCCTGCCGCGTAGCCAGAAGGTCGCCGCAGCCTTCGTCGGCCCGCTGAATGCCGCGATGCAGCGCTACGCCATCGAGCGATCACCGCAGCGCATGGCTGCCTACATCGCCCAATGCGGTCACGAGTCCGGCGAGCTGACCCGTCTGGTGGAAAATCTCAACTACAGCGCCCAGGGCCTGGCCAACACCTGGCCGAGCCGCTACGCCGTGGATCCGCGTGCCCGAGAGCTGAAGCCGAACGAGCTGGCCGCCAGGCTGGCGCGCCGGCCGGAGGCGATCGCCAACAACGCCTATGCCAACCGCAACGCGAATGGTCCGGAGTCCTCTGGCGACGGCTGGAAGTACCGGGGTAGGGGACTGCTGCAGGTCACCGGCCGGGCCAATTACGTCAACGCCGGCGCGGCGCTGGCGCTGGATCTGGTCCAGCACCCCGAGCTGCTGGAGCTGCCCTGGAATGCGTGCATGTCCGCGGCGCAGTTCTGGTCCGCCAACGGCCTGAACGACCTGGCCGACGCCGGCAACACCGTGGCCATCACCCGGAAGATCAACGGCGGCACCAAGGGCCTGGACGAGCGCCTGGCGCTGACCGCCCGGGCCCTCGCCGTTCTGTCCTGACCCACTCTGCTGCACCCACCGACAACAAGGAAATGGACCATGGGCTATCCCCGCCGTCTGCCGCGCATGCTTGACCCGTTCTTCAACCAGCTGGAAGAGCGCGATCGCCTCGACGGCCTGATGACCACCGGCACCAACGTGCTCACGAAGAGCCTTTTCGGGCGGCTGCGCGCCGAGCCTATTACTGTTGCTACCACCTTCAACGGCAACATGGAGCTGGAGTCCGAGTTCCTCTCGCTGCGCCTGGGTATCCCCAACATCCACACCGCAGCCATCCCGGGCGTGAAGGTAAGCGTCGGCGTGCTGTCATCGGTGCCGGCGGCCGACTACCAGGTCTTCATCACCCCCGAGAACAACGAGTGGCTCGACTTCACCATCGACCTGCCGGCGCGCCTCGGCGAAGAGCGGCCGAGCGTCACCTACATCGATGTCGCGGCGCTGGCCAGCGTAGCGCGCACCGACGTCGTGAACGGCCGGACCCTCATCATCTACCGGATCGAGTACCCGGCGAATTCGGTCGCCTCGATGCCGATGAACAACCAGTATTTCTGGCGCGGTGCCAAGGCCCCCCGCGTGCTGCGCACCAGCAACCAGGCAGTTCAGGGCGTGACCAACAAGGCTGCTTTCACCAGCCAGGCCGCCTATGCCGCAACCAAGGGCGGCGACGACTACGCCGTGGTGCCGGTCGTGCAGTACCAGACCCTCGCCCGTGGCCATCAGGTGATGATCTGCGGCGATAGCATCCAGGAAGGGATCGGCGGCGACGTGCGCTGCTATGGCGCCATGCAGCGGTCGGTCTACGAGCTGTCGACGCCCGATCGGCCGCTGGAGTATTTCAACGCCGCGCTGCACGCCCAGGGTCCGGACGTCTACAGCCGGTTCTTCGCCGACCATGTCGCCGTGGTGCGGCCAACCATCGTCACCTACTCGGCCTGGTCGGGGAACGATGTCACGGCCGGGTCTGGTATCAGCTCTCTCGCCATGCGCCGCCTCAAGGCCTCGCTCGGTCGGGTCTTCTCCTCGCTCCAGGCGGCGGGCCTGCGCCCGATCGTGCTGCTGCCCGAAGCCACGCCGGTCAGCTCCGGGTACCGCAACGTCGGCGCCAATGACCAGGCCCGGCGAGACTTCAATGCCAATTGGCTGACCAAGGTTTCCGGCGGCATCGTCATCAAGGGCTTTGCCGCGGCAATCACCGGCACCCGGGACGCTGCCGGGCAGGACCAGATCAAGGATGGCGCCAGCGGTGATGGCGTGCACCCGAACGACCCTGGCCATGACCTGATCAAGGCCGTGGTGAAGCCCTATTACCAGATGATCTTGGATCGGGTGGCGTGATGGCCATGCTCGAGCAGTACAGGGCGGCCGTGCTCGCGGTCGCTGCGGTCGTGTTGCTCGGCCTGGGTGCGCTGGCAGGTGCCGGCGCCGCCTACTGGCTCACCGCCGACCACTACCAGCCCATCGTCGACAAGCAGCAGAAGGCGGCGGAGGCCTCGGCGAGCGCCTTGGCCTCCTGCCGCACCACCAGCAGCACGCTTGAAGGGCGGGTCGGGCAGCAGAACCAGGCACTGGCGGATCTCCGTGTGGCCGCCGAGAAGCGCGCCAAGGAGGCCGAGCCGATCCAGCAGCAGGCCGCCAAGGCCGCCGGCGAGGACTACCAGGCAGCCAACCGCCTGCAGCAGGAGCGCACCGGCGGCGACCCGGCAGCGGCGGCCGCAGCCATCATCGACAAGGAGCTGGGCCTATGAGGTGGATCATCGTGGGAATGTTGGTCGCGCTGGCGGGGTGCGCTGGCCAGCCCGTTGCCGAGCCTGAGCCGCGCGTGGTGCGCGTAGAGGTGCCGGTCCAGGTGCCGTGCCGGGTGAAGGCGCCGGCGGTACCAGCCTGGGCGGCTGAGGGGCTGCGCAAGGAAGACAGCCTGGAGGTGAAGGTCAGGGCGCTGCTGGCTGAGCGCCGGCAGCGAATCGGCTATGAGAGAGAGCTGAGAGCTGGAGTAGTCAGCTGTCAATGACAGAGATTTTCGGTGATTTGAGACTGTGGATCAAAAGCATGGCTTTCGCCCATCTCAAAAGGGCAGCCTCTTCTTCGTTGTACAACTCAGCTAGCCGAGCTTCGAGCGATTCAATCATCCTTCGCAGTGACGCCGGATCATCGCGTGCATTTTCGATGGCCATTTCGAGGTTCAAAGATCTCAGCTGAATTAGGTGTAAAGCGAGTTCAGTTTCCTCAAGTGACATGGTCGACTCGTGTGGGGGAGCGCAGGCAGCTTTCCCTATAGCGCCGGCAGACTGGATGAATGATGCCCCACAACGTGAGGTAGCTGACCGCCTTTTCTACAGGCGAAGACTGGCCCAGTGTCAGGAGGGTTGAGCCAGAGCGGTTTATTGATCAGAGCATGGACCTATATTTGGGTACTAGCAAATGTGGCGATAAGGATTAGGGTGCAGCATCCGCCGATTGGCTCCAACTTTCGCCATAGCGATCGCCGAAAATGGCGGCTATTCGCTCTCCTCATCGACCGGTGAAACCACGCCGCTGTCACATCAAAGGTATAGGGCCATAGGGAGCTTCAAAATGCCGTTTGAAGATGGGTCTTTAAGATACGAGTGGGAGCTTCAGGGCATGCTCAATCGCTATAGGCCAAAAGCGCGTGGAATAGCGGTAGCTATCATTGAGGCACGGTCTATTCCGTTCGGCTGGGGCGAATGGATGGCTGCTGCCCTGAGAGAGGTCTACCCGCTGGAATTACGTGCGTTGGTGAGAATCGAAATGCGCCAATTGGTAGGTGACCTACCCCAACTGTACGTGTAGGCGCGTATTGATGACGAGTAGTCACTGCTGGGCGCGACGGGACCAAGCTTTTTAAAAAAAAGCCCGCATTCCGACGCAGGCTGCGGCTCACCAAATTGGGGGGTTCGAGCCAAGAGCTTAAGCGTAGACGCAAATGCTCTAGATAGCTCTTCTTGAGATGAACCCATCGTTGAAAACAAGGTTTGCGTATCGGGATTTCCGAAGACGAGAGAAGTAAAAACTCTAGCCGTACTCAATTTTTTCAGCAAAAACAACGACTAGCGGCATTTGCTATCCGTCCTGCCTGTAGCTATTGTTTGAATCGTAATACTTTTCTTGAGGCAACGCATGGATGGTTTAGCGGCCCGGCTCGCTCTCTTACAGCCTCCTGTCACTCATTTTCTGGAGTGGAGGGGGAACGGCAGCCTTCTGGTAACGCTGATTGACTCAACTGTGCCTGCAAAGGTGTCGAGGTTGATCGACCGAAAATTTTTGCAGGACGTTCACTACCTGAATTTGGTAGTACTCCATGCAGTAAACGAGCTTCGGAGAAAGGGGGCGAGGATACCGCTGGAAGCCGATACTGTTTTGATAGAGCAATGAGGAAGGATATCTTCATAGGAGATCGGAAAATAGAGCAGAAAGGCCTAGAGTTTCGAGAGCCTCTGCAATAGAGATATAAGCCAGGCTGAGTGCGACTGATGCTCAGCGCGTCGATTGCCTTCTAAGTTTTGGACGGCGCGTATCAATATTGAGGAACGTCCGAAATTTTTCGCATTTTTTCCATCATCTATAGAATCTCATCAGTATCGCGACGAAAAAGCCCATGATACCGATGGTGCTTGCAATAGCGATGGTTGCCAAAATTCTAGCTTCCCGATCGGTAATAAGACTCATAAGCACCTCCTGTGCTAACCAAATGTCTTGCACCACTCTAGCCAT